CATCATTCCCTTCTTTCGTAAAGTGCCCCTTAAACCGATTATCTTTCTTTACCCGTAACTTTGTACCACCAACACAGAGATAATACACCTTGCCAGTCTGGCGAAGCGTAGTGTTATTTTACACGCCAATCTCTGCCTGTAATTTCAATCTGAACTGTCATTCCACAAATCCGGCTCCAGAGTTGTTCATTAAAAATCTCCATAATTTTGTCCGGTGAAATATTCGTCGTGAAAATGATATTTGTGCCTTTTTTCTCCCAGTTGCGGATTAAAGTTTCGATAGAATCTGCGGCGGCTTCAGTAATTCTACCAGCTCCGAAATCGTCTATAATGAGTAATCCATTAGGAAAAGTGTTGTTTTGTAAGTTCCAGAGAATTGCGTTTTCTTTTATGTCGCGGCGTTCAGGGAAAGTTTTCATCGCATTCAGGATGTCAAAAAAATCATAGCCTCCAATATGGGCACCCGGAACCTTCCTTTTCCATTCCCTTGCGATGTTCACAGCTATTGTGGTTTTGCCCGTACCCGCAATACCATGAATCAGTAAACCGCTATTGACTTTAGGGATCCGCTCCCAGAATGCCCGTATATTTTTTTTGACATCGCCATCGCACCAAATAAAATCTTTACTCCAGATGTTCGTTATCGGGCGGTTCGTCGGTAGTAATTTCGTCGGATCGTCCAAACACGGCATTGAAGTCTCTGACCGGGGCATGTCCACCCCGTTTATGATATTTGTCATTGTTGTTTGTAGAATTTTGGCGTCCATAAGATTCATCCCTTTCTCTTTTCATTCTATCCCATGAAAGTATCGTTGCGTAATGAGAAGTATACTCCTTGAACTTCTTTGCTTTTTGCATGGCATATTCATTTAGGCGCTCAATCCAATCATCAGCAACAGGCTTTGTAAATTTCTCACAGAGTTTTTGATATTCTTCATCGGTTAAAAATACGAATTCACCGAAGAGTTTTTTATCTTTATTATTTCCTTTATTTCCTTTATTACTATTATTTCCTTTATTGTTTGTGGTCGTTTGTTGGTCGTTTGTTGGTCGTTTGTTGGTCGGTGGTTGGTCTTTTTGTTGGTCGTTTAGGAAATTTTGAGATTGATATATATCCCAATTACATATAGTTATAATACTAAATTTGTTGGTCGTTTTGATGGTCAGATTTTGTGATTTAGATAAAAAGTCGAGACATGTTCGGACATTTCTCTCTGACATACCCAATTCTATAGCTGCTTTCTTTCTTCCAAATATAAATTGTCCAGGCAAAAGTTCAATTTCTTGATAGCCAACTACTTGTTTATGAACTCTATAGGATGCTTTTAAAAGACACCATGTCCAAAAAACCCAAACTTTATGGTTTTTTAACAATCCACATTCAAGCGATTTTCGCCAAAGATTTACATAACCATTTTTCAATTTATAACCATTCAAATAAAAAAATTGGGGGGCTTAAGGCGATGCGTAGAGACATCGTCTATGTTCTTGCGAACACAGAAGCCCCCCGATTGAATTTTTATAAGAATTTTTTGAAAAAAAAGCATGTATCGCCTGCTTTCTGCGCTCTATGGTTGCGCCCTCACGATAAAAATATAATTAAATCTAACGTATGTTAATAAGAATTTCTCGTCTTTTCGCTCTCAGTATTTTCCTGACCTCGTTAATAGTAGCTTTCCTCCGTTTCGGGTTAGCTTTAATAAACTCACGACGGGCTTTTATTGTTGTGAATTTGCGTAACTGCCCGTTCTCGGATAGTGCGTAATGGTAAGCCATCAGTCCATTCTATGTTAGTCGTTCCATTCCTCATTCCTCCGTTTCATACCACTCTTTTCCGGCTCAATAATGATGGTTAAACCTTCCTTGCGGATAAGCTCATTAAGGGTTATACGACAACTCTCACCCTGATCATCCAATACTGGACATTCACCGCATACAATCATGTGACATATATCTTTCGAATCAATCAGAATGCAAGTGGTTTTTATTGTCTGCATTTATACCTCTTCCACCTTTTTACTGACATCGGCAATATGATATCATTTTGTTGACATCACCGATATGATGTGTGGCGTGCTTATGTTTGGTCGAGATTGACTTTAGTGTCTTTCATTATTCATCTCCCCTCAATCTCTTACATAATCCATAATTTCGCCGGTGGAACAAAGACCCTCTAATAACTCCGCTGATGTCGGTGTTATAATTACCGTGACATGTGGATGAAAATTCTCATTAAGAAATTGCATAATAGGCCGAGCTAATTTTTCTAACTCTTGCTGTTGTTCGATATTAGTAATCATCTCTTCCACGCCCTCTCGATAGTCCGTACCACTTTACCCTTGCCGTTCTTGAGTTTGCTTGTGGTATGAATAGCCCTATCGGTCTTCAAATCAACTTGCCGATAGCCCTTGAGCTTTAATGCCCTGTCTTGCTTTCTCATTGTTATTCTCCGCCCCGAATAACGCAATCCATATTGTTACTTTCCAGTTATGCCCATACGGGCTTGTTAAAAACATTATCAGCCCGAATATTACTATGTTGAATAGGTGGATCATGTTAAAACCCAAGTTTACCAGTCAGTTCATCCGGTGGCAATTCTTTCTTTGGTCGTCCGCGCTTCCCCGGTTCAGGATCGACAGGATTATCCGGTTCCGCTTCATTGGGTGACTCTGGCGGCACTTTCTCATCCACAGGCGTCTCTTTAGGCGTTTCAGGTGAGATTATTGTTTCTTGAGCCGTTTCCGCCTGTTTTTGATTGTTTGGCTGATTCGTAACAATATCGACGAGTTTTTCTGTGCGGGACTTTGATTCTTCGATGGTAAAATCGGCATCGACCATATTTGCCGCCTCATCATCCGTCACCAAACCCCGCAGAACATCCGGGAAGACATCACGCAGACAGAACGTCCTCGCTCGGTTCAGAAGCATACGGTCAGGATAGAATGTCCACGTACCCGCTTTATTCCACAGGCTGGCTTTTTTCGCATCGGCGACTGTGAACTCATAGGAGTATTCCTCGCGCCCGATTCTTTTGGTCGTATATCTGTAACCATAAGAATCAGGGAATGATCCATCGGGATTCCGTTTGCCGATTTTTGTCGGGTAGCCGTATTCCTGTTTGTGTGAAGCCTCGATGAGACCGGGCACTGCATCGCCCCAGACACAAGGACGCCCATTGATAACGGCGATGTTCTGGATCGATTGCATTGGGGGTAGCCCCAATTCGTATCCCATCTGTAGCGCGATAACGACCGCTTCCGGCCTTTCGAGACCCTTCGGGGTCAGTCCCGACCGCACAACGTATCCAGCGAAACGCCACATATCGTCGAGCGATGTCAGAACAAGACCTTTTGAGGTTGTCAACATCGGAGCTTTGGCTTCAGTTTTTGTAACGGCAGTTTCTTCCTGCTTTGGCGTTTCCGTGACTTCGCCGGTTTCTTTGTCTACAACTTGGTTTTCGTTCATGTTTTTAGCCTTTCTTAATAGTGGTAATCGAAAAACCGTAATATAGTTTTAGCCCTTTTTGATTCGAGCAACCCTGTATGAGTTCTCCCGCGTAACTGCTTGGTAGACATCGGGATATTCTGATTGGAGTTTCTTACGGTCGATGACATCGGCTCCTTTTTGTGAAAAGTAGGTAAACAATCTCCCGTCTTCGAGATGCACTCCTTCGGCGTCTCCGAGATGGGTGAGCAATTCTGCGAACGATTCTTTTTCTTTCTTCTCGGCATCGAGCCTCACTTGACGCCGGAGTTCCCATTGAAACACTTTGCCACTATCGACTTCCGCAAACTTCTCTGGCACACGGACAATCCGCTTGAACGTCTCGATATGACCGGCTTCGGTTGCTGGCGGCGGCGTCTTAGTCAAAACGAAGTCATTCCAAAACTGTGTACCCCTGGCAATGATGGCATTGATGATTTCCTCATTACGCTCCACGAGGTACATTTCCTCAGTCAATCCCCATTTGCCCAACAAGACAGCGATATGCGCCTTCTGAAAGCCCGTACAAAGCATTTGATGCTGAACCTGAAGATTGACCCTCAACGGGACATCATCGGTTCCCGGTTCCCCCCATTCGCCTGTCAATCCGGTTGTCTTGGCCTCGATGATTTCATGTGGTTTTGTCTTTGTAAAACCATCGAGATTACAAGCAAATATCTCTTTTCCCTCACCAAAACTTATAAATCCCAGCTTTTCGGGATTTGTTTCAATCTCAACGCCCAATTCCTGCGATGCGAACTCAATGAGTGCCGATTCATACCTGTTGCCCCTGTCCTGTGCCTTCGATGTCTTGTCCGGCTCAAGCTCAAATACCTTTGAAGCCCAGACATCCGTTGCCGTCTTGAACGGGTCGAGCGAAGCCCCTTGCTCATCGACAAAGAGGGCGGCAATGTCGCTACTACCGAGGTACTTCCGGCGTTCCTGTCTCTGCTGTTCGGTTATTGCCATAATTAAAATTCCTTTCTTAATCTGGTAGAATTTCTAATACCAGCCTTTTTATTTTCTTCATCCTGTCTTCGGTGGTATCTGTGGTTTCTGAAGTTATTCTCAGCACATCATAAAGAATACTTATCAAATCGCCATAGGTAGGTTTAAACTTCGACATCTTTCACCTCCCCATCTTCCAATGCCTCATAAAGTTCAAACATTCCCTCAGTTCCATCTTCCCACACATCGCATACCGAAGTCCAATTAAAACCAATTCTGTCATATTTTGGGTTGGACTCAAAAAACTCTGCAATTTTTGGCCAATGATTTGCTTTTCCCTCCTCTGGTGGAAATTGTTCAAGAAAAAATCTTATAGCTTTAGCAACTCTTTGAAAGTTTTGTTTTGAGACAAAACACTTATCAAAGGTTAATATCAAAACAACCCGCAGTTGAAATGGGACGCATTTATCAGCGTATAATTTCCATAAGTCCTTACCTTTATCATTCAACCACCCCAATTCATCATGCAAATATTTTTTCCCAATTGCCATCCACACTACAGGAGCAGAACCAAAAGAGTTATGAAATTCAAGTATTTCTCTTGTGCTCCTTTTATTTACTTTTAGTACAGTAGTATATGACATTTATTCCTTCACCTCGCCTTCCTCGATAAAAATTCCGTTGCCGCTCGGATCGTCACTAACCTGTTCAATCCAAATCTGGCAATCATTCTCGGCGGCAAACTTCTCGACTTCCGCCATACTCTCACTGTCAAGCTCACGTCCGTTCTCGATACGCAGGACCCGGAGCTTCGGATTCTGACTGATACCGATGTGCATTGAGGCAACGATCCGCTCTTTTGTTGACAAGTCATCGAATGGCACGCCATTAATGAGGATTTCACCGGCGTCGATTGTCAGCCCGGGAACACCGAGCTGTGCGTTGGACAGGATTTCGGCTTTCTCGTCGGTGATACGTTTCAGGCGATTTGAAAGATTCGCTGAATCTGAGGCGAGATTGCATTGTTCATGGCGCAAGGCATTCGCCGCCTGAATTGCCCTAATGCGATTTTCTCTCTCCGCTTTGCGCCTGCGGATTTCGGCGTTGTACTCATCGGCGCTGTCGATTTCGGCTTGTATAGCCTCGGATTGTGAAGGTGGGAATTTTGATATTTGTTCTTTAATTTTTCCCCTTTCTGCTATTGCGTTGGCGATGCTTTCAATGATGTTTCGCCGCTCTGTTTGTAATGCATCGATTTCCATGTCGATTTCTGCTACTCGTGATTCTGATTTTTCTTGATAGATTTCAACTTCGGCAAGTTTGTCTGCAAGTCCGTTATATTTATCATCTTCCGCTTCCGCCGCCCGCAGTCTCGCCGTGAGTTCCGATACCGACTTCTCCTTGTCCTCTATTTCCGGTATCTGCTCATCGGCAGGTGCACCCGTGAGTTTGCCTTCGACATCCCTGATGCTCCGGTTGACCGCCGTGCGCTCATCGTAGACCGCCTTGTATTCCCGTTCGAGTGCGGTGATTTGGTCACGTTTGCCGGTCAGTTTGAGAAGCAGTTCGCAACGGTCGCCTGATTTCATATCGATGAACGCCTGCGGGTCGAACGAGGTCTCGGTGTAGAAAGTGTCAAGAAGCGATTGCGGGCTTGAAACCTTTGCGCCGTCCTTGCCTCTGACTTCGAGGTATGAACCCTTTGGCGTGAACTTGACTTCAACTTTCAGATCGTCGAGGTCGAGTGAGATTTCGCCGTCCTTCGTGCCGTTGCGTAGTGCATGAACCGGTAATGCCTTTTTGCCCCCGATACCTGTCCAGATAGAACCGACCGCAGAACTCTTACCGGAACCATTCTTTCCTTCGATATGGATAACGTCGCTTTCAGGCTTGATTTCGACGGCTTTGATACCCAAATAGTTGCGGATATAGAGACGTATGACTTTAAGACTTTCCATACTTCACCCCTTTTCAAGATTTTCTCATCATATTTGCGATGACAATGATTGCCGCGGCGAGTAAGAGCCAGAATAGGAAATCAGCGAAACTCATATCAATATCCCGTGAGTGGAACAAAGTGTTTTAGTTTCTGTGGCTTATCTTCAAGAACGGTCTTTGAAAATGTTCCGCCCGATATATCATAAATTCTATACCTGACGATTCCATCTGTTCGAGAAGAGTTCCTTTGGACTATTTTTATCTTACCCTCTCTTTCTCTAAAAGTTCTTCCCTTTCTACGATAAACAACCCCGTTTCTGAATCTCATAGCCGTATTTCCTTCCCGTCGTATCGCAGTGTCTTTATCCGTTTGAAATGCGCCCCATGGCTATTCCGTTTGAAATTCTTGCCGATGTCCTCGATAATCCGTTTCGCCTCTGCCATCACCTTGCGCTTTTCTGCGGCGTCGTTTTGAAACAGGTCGCTTTGGGGATCATCCTCGATTGAAACGTTGAAGTTGAACCGGAAACGCTCATCCTGGTCGAAGGCATAGACGAAGATTTGCTTCATCCGAAATTGGCCTCCGTCTGCCAGTCTTCGGGGTGCATCTCCTCTTCCCTGATGATTTCATTGGTATCAATGCGCCGGAAGATGCGTTTCTTGGCTTCGAGGTCGAGTTCAAGGGTGCATTCCATGTCCTTGTACTCAAAGCCGTTTGAAATGTTGTTCGACAGTCGGTTGATCCGGGCGTCCAGTCCGTCGATACGGGCTTTGAAATCCGACATGACGCTTTTCTTCTCATCTTCGGCGCCGGTGCGCTCACGATTCGACCGTGCGAGTTCATGTCCGAGCTGGTTGAGTTCATCCTGCGTAAAAACATACTTGCCGACGGTACGGGTTTTCTTGATTTCGTTCTTTTTCACATTAACACCCCTTTTTATTAAATGGTCATAATCACCATTAGCCATTTTCTTGTCGATGCATGAAAGGCAATATCCGTTTTGTGTAGCACCACCCTTACCGCACCGTTTACATTTGACATCCTCATTAATATTTATGACAAGGTCGGTCATCCGAATATCCCTTCGATATTTAAAAAATTTAAAAAATCTTTTTTAAGATGATTCCATAATCTGTCAATGAAATAGATAGTTGCCTTTAAATTCAAATTGTTAATACGGGCATGAATTTCCCAGCAATTATTACAATAAATATTTTCGGGATCATCAGTTTCCTCTCCACAAGCTCTACAAGTTTTCATCCGAATATCCCTGCCCTTTCGCTTTTATTGGTGAGCGTGATCCAGTCGTTGATGTACTTCCACTGCGCCTTGCGCTTCGCCGTGATGTCGGTGTTGAACTCAACATCCTTACGTAATTGAAACCAACCGTCGATGAACTCCTTGACGATATGCTGTTTGGTAGCCTTGCGCTCCATCGCGGCAACTGCCTTGTCAAAGAGCGCCTCCATGTCGATTTCGAGCAAAGGCGTGAGCTTCTGGGTGATATGTTTTAGTCGTGGGGGCATTTTGCCTCTACTCCTATATCCATTCCGAGAAAGAATCGTTTCAATAATTCTTTATCATCAGGATATTTAAAAGGATAAGGTTGTCTTTTTTCATATAATTCTTCCGTAAAGGGACGGATAGAAAATATAGGATTGGAACCGTCAGGATCGCTATCAGTTTCAAAAATTACACCGTTTCTTTGAACTTTAATTTCTCTCCCTTCTATAAAGGCATTGAGATTTATATTGATTCTGGTTAATAATTCTTCAAACCTGTCATTTTTGTTTACAAATTTATCATCAGCAAGATCACACATCTTTTTTGCCTTCTTTCTGCTGTGTTTTTTGCTCTATTCACCGATAAGGGCTTTTACGGCTTTATGCTCATCATTACCATGATATAATATTTTTGTATGTCTTGCTCGATAGGGATGTTCACAAACTATAAAGCCGTTACTACTACTACCTAACCATCTATTACTCCTTTTTTTTGTTAAGTAAAAAACTTTAACATAAATATGGTCATTCATTATTAATTCGGTGATTGTCATAACTTTATTCTCGCCTTCTTTCTGCTGTGCTTTTTCTTCTCTGTTCGCATGTCCCTGAAAGCCTCGACATCCTCTTTGCGGTAATAGACATGCCCGTCTCGCTTTTGATAGGGCAGCTTCGTTTGACGGCTTATACACCGCAGGTGAGCGAGATATGTAGGCGTAACGCCGAGAATTTCAGCCGCTTGTTTATCAGTTATCATATCATTCTTCATCAATTATCGCCTCCACATTCTTTTCGTTCGGCTTGAACTCCACTTCGCCGGAATTAAGAATCACTTCCGCCGGTATCAGATGAACGGTGTGCGCGTGGCGGTCGGCGTCGAGGAACACCAAGACAAGCTCGCCTTGCTGGTTGAGGTAGGCATCCCGTAATTTGAGACCCGGAATTGCCTTTGATACGTTCTTTTCGCGGACGACATCGCCCATGTTGACACTGACTTTTTTAGTCTCCATTTGAAACTCCTTTAGGTTAGTTTTTCAATATCTGCTATTACCTGTTTAAACAATTCAATAAGGTCTTTTGACTTACCGAAGAATATATGCGTAGCCCCCAATTCCCAAAACGATGCACCGAAATTATCAAGTGGTATTTCTCGATCATTAAACATCAGGAAACAATTCGGATAGCCTTCATTTTCAATGATCGCCTCCACGTTTTTCTCGTTCGGCTTGAACTCCACTTCGCCGGAATTAAGAATCACTTCCGCCTTATAAACATAATGGCATTTATATTCCCTATCCCGCAAACCATTATCTCCATAGTTATCCCGCAAAGTTACTTTACCCATTTGAAACTCCTTTTAAAATTGGTTGTTTGAAACTTCAACTTGCTAATTTTGAATTTTGCTTTCATTTTCTCCTCTGATTTTATCGGCAGGCGGGCAGGGATTTGCACCCTGCATAAGATTATCAGCACTTAGTCGGCACTCTTTAAGAGGACATAGGTTTTATATTATTAATGTGCTGTTTTTTGGGTGTGCATGCCCGGCGTGTTTACCCGACTTCTTTTATCATGCCTTTTTAAGCACCCATTCCTTAACCTAAGTAGCGTCTACCTATTCCGCCACCGCCTGCCTTTAATTTTATGGAGGTTATAGGCGAGGAGTCGAACCTCGTCCCGGTGGCCGCCGACTTACCGTAGCCCTATAACCCCCTGTATTATAATCACGACATTTGAAACAGACCTGTCAACTACAAGATATTGTGGTCGTCGCTCCTGTCACCACCACTGGTTGAAATATATTGATAGCGAGATAAAGTGATACTATTTCTCATTTGCGCCTTAATCCCATCTTCTGTGTTTCTCGGCTACCCATTCAAACCCATCGTATTCGTTAATTTCCCATTTTACATCATCGGGAATTTCAACTATTTTTAATTCGGCACATGCTCCATATCTTCTTTTGTCATAATAGTCTCCTATTTGAAATCCTGCATCGTGAGTTCAATTTCCCATCGTGGATTGTCTGAATACCACTTCTCTACCGTCAGTTTGACGACCTGCGAATCATCATGGTAAAAGATGCCGTTCATAATGTCTTCAACGTTCTTCGCCATGTTTGAAACGTCGGGTTTACCTATCGGGCGCGTGTACCCTGACAGCGCAGCCTCTTTGAAACGCTTGGTCTTGCTCTTTGGTATTGGTAGGTAACAGACGATATTAAGCTCGATAGCTCCGTCAAGGGGTCTCTCGGGGCGATGCTGGGCGATAAGTGCGGCGACCTTACCCTCATACTTCGACTGCTCAGGGTGTTTGTAGCTCCTGCCATGTCCCCCGAATGAGCCGATACGATCCCTGCGTTGCGCCCTTGGCTCGATAGGAATAAAAAATTTGATTGTCATTTTCCCTCTCTTTCTTTTATTGCCGCTCGATAATCATCAAATACCATCGACCAGTCAATCTTCGCCGTCCTCCCCCGCCACCATAATAAGATTCACGAGAGTTGTAAGTACTCGTTTGGAATTTGTGGAGCCGCGCCCATGACATTCAGAACATTCGACATAATACGGATTTAAATACCCCGGCCATGTTTCGCCAATAGGATGATTAAAATCCATAGGTACACGCTTCAATAATCTACTCATTTAAAACCCCCTTTGAAAGTTACCTGTCGAATCCGTTAAACATCAGTGCCTCGATTACCGCCTGCCCGTCAAGCTCCAGTACCGCGTCTATTCCTTCCCGCGCCGCTTGAATCTCGATCAAAGCCTCATCCTCAGCCGTGTAAAAGTCGTACATTTGAAACGCTCCTGTTAAAGTCTCATCAGTCCGCCTATTTGACGGAGACCGGGTTCCCCCGGTTTCGACTATTCGGTTTCCTCCTCAACTATTCTGATAGTTGTTTTGAACGGAGAGCCAGGGCGATTGTCAATTTTCTGTTTAAGCGCGTATTTTGACTTGCCCGATCCCGGTTTCCCGTAACGCTTCCGTGCCTCTGCTTTCGCCTGTTTGATAGCTTGACGTTTTTTGCTTTTCATGATGTCCTCCTTGCCGGATACCCGCCGGTCCGGGAATTTGTGGTTCCGTCTGTTTTCTACCACTTAATATACCTTGTTTTATTCCCTTGTCAATACACAATTTTGCGTTATTGTATAATAGTTGACACAACGTCGTAATATTATTACAATGCTATAATCGCTCAAAACGCAGAAATGGCGCAATCACCATTACGCTATATATGGAAAGCTGTATGTATGGAAAAGGAAGAAGAAAAAGAAGAAGTGGTAAAAGTAGTTGTTACACGTATATTACAATAGTATTATTTATAATAGCCCCTCCCCGCCACCCAGTGTACATATTTAAAATGCGTTTGTCAATAGGCAATTTTTTCCCATAGGAAATATTTTTCCACTATGCACTATTGATATGCCCCATACCAGTACTGCCATGCCACTACACACCCCAAATACACCGCGCCACGTGCCCTATACGCCATGATCTATACTATACCCTATACAATGTACCATTAGCAAGATATAAGGGCTTTAAAGGGCGTTTCCCTTATAATGATTATAGTGAAGACCGCAGTGGTATAAACTATAGTAGCAAAATGCGACTGTATATGGTTGCATTATGCGACGGTGATTGATAACAAAAAAGATCGTCCTGAGAATATTCTACACATGGATTATTCTACCGATGGAATAGTCTACCATGAGACTATGAAAAAGGTTACACATTATCGGTAGGGTAGAGGGGAAAGTGCACAGTATAACATTGTTCCGCCAGTAGACTATTTACTTCGCATAACAAGTATTATGTAAACTAAGGCTATTTAGTATATAGCAGTTACTGTATATTACCGTTCCCCTATCTTGTAATAATCCTATAAAGTCATATTCAAATAAAAGGGTAGGGGGGGTATGGTCGGTACTTACCTGTAGCGTCCCACAATTCAGCCCTTAAACCTTTTTGAAGTTTTGCCCCGGCACTTATTTCATAAAAAAACGGGTGTCCCATTTTGGTAGGAACACCCTTTAGTGGTTGTATTTTGCTTTGGGATTGAGCGGATTGACCTTAGGAGCGGTATTTTTTTGATTTTTGTCCTGTGGTGGAAGCGAGGTGTGCTATCATAGCCAGACAGGAGACGAGGAAGATTATGGGGATGGGTATTAGAGGTGTTTATTTTTTCTCAGGAGTTTTCTTACTTCAAGGTTTTATTTTCTCCTCACCGGTAGAACTTAAATTTGCTGGTATTTTTAAATACAATACTGTGGTATTTCCCCATTCACACATTATTCGTTTATCCTCCATTCTTTGTATATTTCCAATATTTTATCTATATCAATAATACGAACTCTTTTGTTAAACTTTTTCGCCATACCACGTGGACTCATAATTATTAATCCTGTTTCATCCAGTGTGAAATAATCATAAGCAACATTATAATTCATACCTCTAATCCCAGAACCAGTTTTAATGCGTATTCCATAACCATTCTCTCGTTTGAATATGGCGGGGGAGAACTTACCAAACACCGAGCAACTCGATATTAAATTTCTATAAACAAATTTATCAAATGTGATTTCATTTACTTTCATTTTATATCCCCTCCAGTATATTAGTTTGTGCGATAGTGCGTAATGGTAGGCCATAGTTAAAGCTCCAGTTTCATCTGCTGCATTTCGAGGTTAATGCGTTTGTTGGTTTAATCAGCATTGCGCCTCTGTTCCCATGCGATGGCAGGATCGTTGTATTTTTGTATGACTGAGCGCAGATAGTCGATGAACATCCCGATGTTGTCCGCGGTTTCAGGTTCAGAATGCCCGATGAGGCATTTTGCGAGGTTAAGAGGAACGTCATAGTCGATGGACAGGATGTCGATAGAAGAGCGGCAGCTACTACTCGAAACGCCGTTTGGTATATACTTTTTAGATTTCATAAGGCGCGTTCTCCTTAAAGAAAAATAGGCGGCGGTTCTGGTAGCCCGAAGAGTCAAAAGAGACCTATCGACAGAAACGCCGCCCCTGATTATAGGCAATAAAAAAGTCTCTTCTACTTCGGGCTGGTATCAAAGATAGAGAGAGACTTTTGTGATGTCAAGCGAAAAGTAATGCTACGGCTACTATAATACGAAATGCGTGTAAACAATAGACGATATTGCCGCGTAAAATCAAGTCCCAGACATCAAAGGCGACGATGTGTTCGTAAGGAAGTCCGAGATCGAACATTACGGGATACTTTACCCGAGCGACGGCATGACCTACTTCGCAAAGCTCCCACATAAAGACGATACCGGCGAGTAATACAATCCAATGCCATGACAGGCAGATAAGAGCAACGCCGAGACCAAGCATGGACAGATCGCGGGCAAGAGCGAGTATGTGGTAATATTCGTGCCATTTATGACCTCTGGCGCCTTCCAAAAACTCATTGTTGTGCATGGGTTCGGGATAGCGGATAAAGATCATACCCTCATGGATGCCGCGCAGGAAGCCCGCGATTGCCATAATCAGGACTATCATGGTTTATCCTCCTTGGGTGGATTGAGCAATGTCGTTAATTCAGCAATGACCGTATTGGTTGCCACAATCGATAGTTCGAGTTGTTTGCGCTGTTCCTGCCAACGGGTGAGAGCGGCTTCGATAGAGGAGCGGGAAATGTTGCCCCCGGCGTCAATAACCGGGGGCTTGGTGGAATTTTTATTCATTATTTACCACCAGTCTTTAATATAGTAGTAACATCGACCGCGGACTGACCGAGAATATAGGCTACGATGACGGTGATGATGTCTTTTATGGTAGCCGGATCGAGCGGATTGGAGAGTTGATTGTTGATGGCAAGCAATACTGCGGTGAGAACTGCGACCAACAGTTTTTTGCTGATGAACGTTTTGAGTTTGTCAAACATTGTACTGCCTCCTTTGGGTTAATTAAAATGCGCTACCCACAAAACGTGATAAATCCCGATAAGAATCTATCGTCAAGTCAAGCCTGTTTGCCTGTTTTGTCGCTAACATGAATTGTTTAAACGTATTTCCGCTATTAAGCACTGCTCTGTTGCCCTGCAATTTTCCGAAATATTGAGCGACGACAATACAGCCGAGGGTGTCTTTAACTGAATTGCCGGGGTGTATCTGTACATGTGTTCTGTTCGGCACGTCCTGTAATTCCCAAACCTCACCGTGGGATGGTGAGTCGAATCTATAACAGATATAGTCACTATCTGGAATACATGAGATGTTATTTTGATTATCGACCCAAGGCAATTCAAGGGTAACACAGAAACACTTGCCTTCGAGTTTAAGAACGCCGAAAGTCCCATCGTCACCTTGTTCGACTCGAATGATTTCAACTTTCATCAACGTCCTCCGTTAAAGTATCCTTCGAGTTTTGTTTCGAGTCTGATCACGGTAGCCTGTGTAGCATTGGTTATAATCTTCAGTTCTTTAAGATCGTTGTCAACCCTTTTATGCACATCATTACAATGGCTGGCTTCAACTTTATCTTCGTCCATTTCTTCCACCATCTTTCGTAGAAAATTAATGCGCTCGGTATTCTGCTCTATTCCTTTTGAGGCGTTTGTTTTTTCTGTTACATAAGATGAGACCATTTTTGTCAGATAATAAATGATCGGCGTCAACATAACCATTACCGCTGCAATAAGTCCGATTGTTTCTCTCGACATGTGCGCCTCCATTTTTCTCTTGACAGGGAATATTTATCTTGTATATTATCCTTAAAATCCATGTAGTTCCCCGCATCATTCCCGTCCCCAGCCCAGGCAGTACCACGACCGGATGAATGCCAGCACAAAGTAGGAGGGTTCGCCCGACCGAAACACGCTGGCATTTTTTATCTTCCATGACCGCCACCCGAACCTCTCGGATTGCCTTGTTTATTGGCGATAAAACTTCCGTGATTGATCTCAAACCATTCATCATCATCTATCGCTTTCCGAGTAGGAATATGACGGCGGAAAGGATGGGCTGATGACTGTTTGTGCTTTCTGTCTTCGGATGGCATATCAACTCCTATGTTAAGCTCGTTATAAGACCATTAATTACATGCACGGTATTCCCATCATTATCAGTAAAATTACCAGTTGCGCCCTCTTTAAAGTATGCTCTGCCATCCGCTCTCATATAAAACATGGTTACAGAATTTACAACAAATTTTGCACAATAACATAAAGTGGGGTCTGTCTGCGTCACCGAATCAATATAAAGCATATTTATTTGGTTATTGTAATCATTATTAATGTAAAGCATTGCCGCCGTATTGCCTGTAATATCAGCATTACTCTGTATCTCCATGCTACCATCAAATATACGTATGTTCCGGCTGACCCCACTGTAGAGTTTTAGCATAATATCGTCTGCATCAAGGTCTATGACTTGTGTACCTCCAGAATCATATCCGGCAAGATGGTTACTTGAGGCATCGAGAACTATTCGTTCATTCGAGGACGCTGTTTGTACTGTTCTTGCCGTGAGCGTTCCCGCAGTAATATCATCGGCATTTAAAGCTCCACGAACGGTCATAGTAGAACCGTCCCAAGAGACATATTTACTGGTTGCGGCATTCCCGACAAAGAACTCACCAGTGCCCGCATTGTTTTTGATTCTCACCGGCCATGCCGAAGTTCCACTATCCCAGAAACCGATATAGTTCGGAGTGATATAAACACCGGTTGCCGCAGGTGAATCATCCTCGTTGAGCCGTGCCGGTATGCTCGCAATGTCGGTAGTCCAGTCCGCAGTATCTTGTGTTGCAAGTGCCCCCTGTCCTGATATGGCGGCGGCTGTATGAGTTGAGGTAACATCTGCACCGGCTTCAACATTGCTTCCGGCTGTAACCGTTATAACGCCCTTAATTGTAAGTCCTGCACCATCCCAATTCAGATAGGTAGTGGCGTCCCCGATATAGAACTTCGGTTTATCGCTGTCGGAGTCATCAAGACCGAGTATAAACCCAGATTCGGTGTTGGTGAAGTCTGTTTTCCCCGCTCTTATAGCACAATCACCAGTTCCGGCAGTTATGGAAAGGACAATTTCTTTAGAACTGATTGTACCGGCTGTAAGTTTTGCTACGGTTAGGCTGTTAATTTTTGCATCCGTGACGGCGAGATTGTCGATTTTTGCCTCTACAATAGCGGCATTCATAATAAATGCGCTACCGATCACCATATTTGCCGAAGCATTCCAGACAAGTTGGGCTACACCCGATTCATTTGTGGCAATATTGAAGCGTCCTGAAGCATAAGCATAGGTCGCATAACCTACATATTGAGAAATATAGGGGTCATCGATAGTTCCATCGCCGGAAGCGACGTCCTGATTCCAGCAAACATACCGTAATGCCGTATTTCCTGCGGGTATCTGCCAATATTCGCCCGCAAATACGATATAATGAGCATTCCAAGCGATACTTCCGGCTATAGGAGAATTATTCGTCCATGTATCGCCGGTAAGAATGACTGTATTTGTGAATAATTTGGTCGCAGTAATGGCAAAATCGTCAATATCTGTCGGTGTTACTCCTGAAGTCGTCGCCGAAATACCGCTATCGCCTGATTCCGGGTAAGTCAGAGACGTTTTGCCGCTCGTATTTCTGGCTCGAATCCAGTAATATCGGGTAAGTCCGGTAGAGCCGAGATTATCAGTCCATGAAGTGGTTTTTACTTCAGCAACTTTGACGGCAGTTGTAAAATCATCATAAGGGGATCGCCAGATTTCCATTACATCGAAGTCTTTATCGGTCTGGACATCCCAAGTGAGCGATATTTTTACAATACCGCCCAAAGCAGCAAGACCGGAAGGCTGTGAAGGCGTTGTTTCCTTGCCTTTAAGCACAATAACTGCACGGGGGCTGTCATCAGGCGATTGCAGTAGACCTTGTGAACTCACCGCCTGCACGACAACTTCGTATTCATGTCCGGGCGATAAATCGGCTCCGGTGATGATGACTGTATTGTTACTGGTTCTCATTTATCGCTTCCATTTTGCCTGAATGATTCGTGCCCAATGAGCGTAAGCCGTTGTTGGAATATTCCCGACATTATGCGTTGTACGAGACAACCAACCATGATAACGTCCTTCGTCGGTTTTGTACATCACGACATCGCCGACGGTATAGACGTATGTGGCATTCCATTCTCCCATCCAATTCAGACGGTCATCTATCGGTATCCAATCGGGATTAGAAAGCGATATACCGCCACTGGGTGTCATGCTACCGCTTAAAGTCAGAAATTGCGTTTTAGTAGATATTATCGATGCTTCAACTTCAATGAGCGACGATATGGGAGAAGTTATTTTATTTTGAATTGATGCTTCAACTTCAATAAGCGATGATATTGTTTCGACAATATCGCCATCCGATAATGTAAAAAGTGTACCATTGCCCAAATAGTATTCAGCTTTTATCCATGCGGCTGAACGGGCTGTTTCCGATATACGAAACTCGTCAACTGAACCAGGAAACCATTGAGCACTACCATCATATCTTGACCCGATTTTAAAGTTTGCCGATGCACTAAAATCAAGTGCTGTAATTGTTTTTGTCGCCCCGGACTGAACATTATCAACATATAATTTCAATGAAGTATTATCTGCAACAAGTTCATAATAATGCCACAAGCCATCTACGGGGTGTGCCCCAAATGAACTGGTCGCTCCGCCGTTGTTATACGCTAAATTTCCGCCAGCTGCATATTCCCACCATAAATCAAAGCGGTGTGCTTCTGGATTATCAGAGAGTGAAAACAGTGCTTTCTGTACGCCCGCTGAAGAACTTTTTGCCCAGAACGAGAATGTAAATGCATTACCTGCCGGTCGTAAATTGGTCATGCCTATATAGTCGTTGCTCCCATCAAAGTCCTGCGCCATCCCAATCTGCCCCGTTGCTTCAACAGGCTCGTTCGCTCCCTTTTTCGCTCCATCATTATCATACTGAGTAGAGTCAGTTATGTGGGCATTATCCACCCCGTCATTCATGTGCTGTACCATAACGAAGTTGTCATCCCAAACAGCCTCAGGGTCAGCTCCATCAGTGGCACTGGCATTGCCGTAGAGCATATAATAAATGCTGCTATCTGTCAGGGATGAGGCTTTAAAATGGTATTCTGCGAGTTTATTTACGGCATCATGGGATACCCGTTCATAGGGGAGAAATGATGTGCCGGTGGAATTAATAAAACGTATATCGTAACCATCCGAACGTGCTTTAGTGAAATCGAAGTTTCCGCTGTTGAGAACAATCCCGCAAGGGAAATCAGATAATGGTGAATCAATCGCAGCGGCATTAACGATGAGAGATTTTCTGTATGACCATGTATTTTCTGTTGCGCTGACTTCTACTTCAATAAGAGCGGAAACAGATGTTATCGCTTCCCATTTCGTGGTAACTTCAGCTTCCATTTCAATAAGAGCTGAAACTTCTTCGACAACAGCGATTGTGTATGTTATCGAGAGATAGGGTTCTTTGCCAGATTCAGATGACGTATAAAAATTACAAAATTCATTATCTGTCGGAGCAGAATTATCATAATCCTCTTTCGATATTAGAGCTAATTTTAATGTATCATTTTTTTTCGCTAAAATAGCAGCTAAACCAGATGCGTTAAATGTAATCTCATTCCACGTCGCTGAATATCCAGATGATGCCCATATATTATTTAAAACAGTACCATTATATGCGCCACTTGCTTGATGTCCATCAAATAAATCATAATCTTCCTTAACAAGAGGTGTACTATATGTCGATGTATGAATATAAAGAAGAAAATCAACAGTCGATGAATCCGATTTACCATATAAAAATAATGAGGCTGTTAATGCTTCGCTCATATCAGGAATAAGTAATGAAGCAAAAGCCCTTCGAGCTGTATAAATAAAATCTGGGTCTTGATCTACATAAGATTGTCCTATAGCGAAATTAGTAGTATCTTTTGCATCTCCTGCTATTGAATCTCTTGCGGCGGCATAATCACCAAAACTATTAGATTTATAAACATAACCATCATTGGTTGCTGTTATACTTGTCGGGTCAATCTCTATTGGGAAAATTGCATCGGTAGTATCGACTTCATAGGTGAGAATGTCCTTGTCTTGAGTTACTATGACAGGCACATTCTTACCTTTGGCATCGTGCGCCGTTGGTGGCGGGGTGATGATTCCATTGCCCGACCTTGTGACAATCCATGAGAGCTTTGTCGGAGCATTCTTATCTTTTAGGGCGATAGTTTCTTTTATACCAATTTTAGAGGTATCAACTTTGATAGTCAGCGATTCGGACTCATCGAATAGAGCTTCATATTCAATCCAGCTATCGCCAATTTCTAACCGATAATCATGGGGTTTATCAGCCTTAAAGTGAGCGTGGTAAGTTCCGCTCTTGACTTCGTACTTGTGTGTTTGCAGGGGATCAAGAAGAGGTTTGCGCTTCACTGTGGGGTCGATTGTCTTAAATGTACCGTCTGTATCTTTAAAGTGTATCGGGCAGGCGTAGATATGCGCAGTACGCTGCCCTTTACCGGCATCGAATACCTTCATGGACTCTTTGCGCTCTGAAAGTATTTCGCCTGCTATCAAAACATCCTTTGGAATATTAACAATTGGAATCGCTTGATGTTTTGCTATTATTGCCGCTATTTCTGATTTAACGTCTGCCATTTATCAACCTTTATTTCCAATTGCCAAGATTCGTTCCATACATTTTTCTGGAGAATCATTTATCTCATGTTCCCAAAGCCGGACTATGTTATAGCCATTAAATAATGCCCTTAAATCTCTATCCACATCCTTCTGTTGAGCACCATCACGATTATGCCAATAATCTCCATCACATTCAATAATCAAATTAAAATTAGGTAGAAAAAAATCAACCAAACCGATGTTATTAAAATATTTTTGATGTTCATATTCTATATCATTTTTCTCAAATTGTTTTTTCATTGCAATTTCTATTGAAGTATTGCAATATTTTTTGGGTAATTTAATTTCCCCCTTTTTAAAGGCTTCTTTTTTGGTAATACTTATTTTTCTTTTCGTCTCTTTGGTATGATATTTCCCTTTACCTGCAATTCCTATATTTCTTTTGTGTTCTTCCGAGAGTTTTCTGTCTTTTAAACCCTTACTAACTTTCTGTTTAAACTCATCGGACATTGATAATCCTTTATTCCAAGCAGGTTTGCCTTTTCTTATAATACTCATTTTTCTTTTTAACTCTTCCGAGTGTATTTTCCCTTTATTACCTAAACCTATTTTCTTTTTAGTTTCTTTAGATACTGTATGCCCCTTTTGTGCATCGCTCATTCTCTTCTTTGTTTCAATGGAATGGTGCTTGCCTTTATTATTCATATTTCCTTTTTGTGCTTCACTTATTTTTCGTCGTGTTTCTTCTGAATAAACATTTTTCTTTCCTTTATTCCACGGTATTTTCCCTTTACGAGCTTTACTTAATTTTTGTTTATATTCTACGACGTCCTCAGGGGCATTTTTTAATGGAATTGCCTTATGAGCCGCAATTATCGAGGCGATGGCAGACTTTACATCCATTAAAGCCTCTTAAACGATGTCGAGCTTCATATCGAAGGGCTGGAGTGTATATGTATCGCCGTTTGCAAAAGTTTTTACGCCGGTGTTCTCTGCACAGTAGATTTTTGTACTCGTGACGCCTCGTACTGCCCAACCATAGACTGTCAATGCACCGGTGATAGTAAAAACAACTCCGGTTGCGCCATTATATCGGCTCACGACCGGATCAGCATCGGTAGCTGCATCCCATGTCGCCTTTGTTAGAGTCTGTTTCTCGCCGCCGTTTGTCACAATTTCGGTCAAATCGGCGTTGACGGTATCGGCATCAATCGTCTCGTCATTCGAGAATAGGAAAACTTCCTTATCCTCAGGAGTAGCGGCATCTTTAAATAAAGCATCCGCCGCTTCTCTCGTACCTTCTTTACACCAAATAGCAGCCATGATTCACTCCTTTAACTTCCCGATGGGAATAAAACTTCGTAAGTGGCTTCTAATCTATCGTCTGCGTTGACTGTTTTGCTAAAACCAGTACTACGGTCAAGTAAAACATCATCTGCGTTGAATATTCCATGTTCGGTGATTGTGAATGTTCCGGCAAAAGTATGAGTTGCAACTGATTTATAGATATTCGCCTGTGCGCCTTCGGTCTGTGTACCGGTATCTTTCGCTTCACCACATGGAGATTCGAGAGCAACATCGGTTTCATCTTCTGCCGTCGTTCCTTCGCCCCAATCGTGGTATTTAAAAGTAGTTAAATCACCGGATAATCCCTGCATGACATCAACAAGCAGATTTACCCAATCATCAGTAATACATTTCCTGCTTACAATTCCATAATCAATAAATGTTCCATCTGCACCAAAGAATCTTAGCGATAGTGTTGCTTCCGGCTTCCGCATGGTTGTTTTTATCTTCATTTAATTATCCCCTATACTTCAAGAAATGGTTCCGATGTATTTCCGCTTTTATCACTAATATAGACTATGCCATCCTTTTCTACAATAGCATTTATGTCATAGGAATCCCCCGAGTCCCAAACACCTTCTACTTGCCCTTCATCTGCATCCGTATCACGCCAACTCACTTCATATTCGCCGTTCTGTGCATCGGCAGGAGGCGTGAATTTAACAACGATACTCGATTCATATTGCCCTGTCGTGCGATTCAGACTCACTACTTCCTGCAAGGTCACGGATGATGCACGGGGAAATGTCACTACTGCGGGTTCATTTAAATCAGGGGCTATCTTGGCTATAGTACTTATTGATATTTCTTCGCTTGCAGAATCGGTGGCATCAATTTTGTAAGTATTCTCATCATATTCCATCGCCATGATTTCAAACTTAAAATCACTGTTCATCGTCAATGACATAATGCGAAAGAGTTTGATTAAATCACCACTCTCGCCAAAAGCGTAACAGTCATATTTTTTAGGCTGATAATTCCATTCCCAAGCGGCGCTGAAAGCCAATACATTTGTAGGAGTGGTTCCGATTATTCCAACTTTTTTTTCTATGCCTCCATCGCTTCTGCATATCCATAATTCATAAATTTTACCCGCTTCTCTTACAATGTTTTTATCGAAAGTGAGCGTAATAATTGTACCAGGAACGCCGGTAACATTTTCGAGTCTTCCGCCTTGCCCGCAAAGTGTATCATGCTGAACCGGAATCACGTCGCCGACCTCAAGCTCCATCGCCTCAACGTCTGTTTCAAAAGTTATCATCTGAGACAAAAGATAGTTGCAATTCAACCGGTATTGAGCGATACCTAATGCCTGTCTGTAATCAGTAGTACCATACAATGTCATAGATAATGGACTATCCTGCTCTTCGGCGGTATCCCATTCAGGTATTCTCACGGTGAACTTAGATTCAGTATATGCAGGTGTTCGGTCGGCATTGGAGAACGACACATCAATGCTGCGGGCTTTTTTGCTCCGGTCAACCCAAGATTGCTGAAAAGTGCCTTCATTAATGTTACCCATACAGAACAGGGATCGGATTTCTGATGCAAGTGCCGGTCTGTCCACGAGCGCACGAAACTCACTGCCGATAGGAATGATTGACGCCAGACCTTCCTCACAGATGCGGGATATTGCATCCCAAATAGTCATGGTAGCGTCAAATACCGTGTTAAGACGATATTCCATCGTAGTAAATGTGCGGGCTTCCCAATCCAGAAACGAATCATAGTCGATACGATCAGGATCAATACCACAACCATATACAGGCATGATGACGCTTGCCGCATTGCTCATATTCGGATACTGAGGATGACTTGACCAACCATTGACGAGCATGTCGTAGACCGCCCAGGCGTGGCAACTGGCGGCTTTATCTACCCAAGAACCATTCTCACGCACCTTCACTTCGGAGCGTTCTATGACCGCTGTGACCTCAAATCCGCCCTGTAGGTAGCCAGTCGCCATTGCCCGGATGCCGAGCAGACATTCTCCGGGATAGGTATGCGGTCGATATTCGCCATCACTGTCAGGTAAAGAATAGGTCACACCTGCGACGTTAGCGAGTTCAACGGGACTTGGACAATCCGCATATACACGCACTTCATAATTCTTGGTAGTATCGAGATAATTGTCTTTATCGGTAGCTGACCATGAAACGGAAAAATTTTCAGTAGTATTGGCTGTGATGTGCATATTTGATTTATAATCAACATTAATTGCACCATCATTCCATTTAGGTATTTTTTTAAAGTCAATCCATTGTGAAGTATTAACTTCTCGATATTGCGCCCTTATTACGGCTGATGATGTTATTGTACCGCCATTTTCCCAATCAAAACTATAAAGACCTTGCGGAAAATCAAATATAAGTTCAATATCATGGATATTGCTTAATACAACTGATATAGATGTCCAAGTTAAAGTTGCCGGTTCTATTCGAGGATCACGAGTTGAATATTTTTCAAATGTAGCAATCTTCCAATAACCACTTCCGGCAGTCGGTTCAACATCACTTAACGTATATGTAGTTGGTTTATCTAATGACCATCTGACATACATTGGGAAAGAACCATATGATTTAGTATCCTTTTCTATTTCATAACTTGCGCCGAGATAGATTAAAGAATGACGAAACCACCTATAAACACCTAAATTAGTTCTAAATATGCTTGCCTGATTAGGATTGATTTTTGGTTGAGGAACATTGATTACAGTTCCCTGTGGGTAGTTATCATAACTCGTCTCAAACCCGGCGATAAACGCCTGTTGCGCCGCTCCCGCCCGCGTCTCGAATGTGAATATATCAGGCGTTGCGGTTACATAACTTTCGATAGGGTTATTGTCAATCGTGATGTCGGAGATACCGGCATCGTATGCTGTACCGTGACCGAGTTTCCAGTAATTTTTATCAAATAAAGAAATAGAGCGAGCCGGGTTCGGAGAATTTATACAAATATACGTTCTGCCGGGATATAATGGCGTTGTAACTTCATCGCCGACTTGGTATGGTCTATCATATCTTGTTTTCTCAACCCATTCAGAAAAATTGGTTCCTGTAATTGGCACTCTCTCGTCTACCCGATGCCCTGTAAACGAATAGAGTACGTCCAGATATTGTTTTGTGCCTACTAAGCGTACATGGCGGGATTTAATGACCGGTTTTACTCGTGTCTTGCCATAGACAATCGGCATCGGAATATCAGAATCGGCGGGTAGATTTGGCTCATGTTTCCATGAATAAGACGGAGAGTCGGCGGCTTTTCCAGGAAGCATTGGCAACATGGCATTTATGAGATATTGCCCTACACTTGCTCCAAAAATGGCGACACCACGAGCAACCCAAGTAGTTGCAGCCAGTGCCGGGTTGACCCAAAGTAAGGCGTTTGCTATACCCCAGAAAGCTCTCCAATTACCACGTTGTTTATTACCCATTTTTATTACCTACTGTAGAAAATGCCTTCGGCTGCGCCTGGGCTTCCACCAAATTGACTGGAATTATTGTGAGACCGGCAACCCGGAGTACCATCAGGCGCATCTTCAAGAGTATGTGTGCATTCCGTTTCAGAACCGGCATACCGACAAAATCCGCCCTTATATTTATGCCTGCAAGTCAAAGCTCCATAATTATCACGAGGGAATCTGCGACCGAGCGGATCCGCTATACCAACAGAAAAAGATATGACCGTATCTGCCATACTCACATCGAGGATTGTAAATTCCTGCCGGATTCCGACATCGGTTACAGTTCCAAGATTAGCGGCTCTATATACTCGTCTTAATACGATAGTCCACCCGCTCATGCCTTCGTTGTCCTGTAATTCGTCCATCAAATTCATATCGGGATCATAAAATATGATGGTTATTTTCGGCAAAGTCATCTGGACTTCTTCGGTTATTTGCTGAATCTGAAAAGCCGCCGGAGAATATAATTCTTCTTCTGTAGGTTCAACCAACAAGGTAAGGTCATTCACGTACCGATAAAGTACTGTATTGGAATCAGGATAGCAAATATCCATGAGAGTCAACCATGCACCGCTAACGGCGAGCTGGTTCTTGAGAGTAGTAATGGCAGAGGGCAATGTTTTCATCAGACCTCCTCCAAATCCATCTCTACATTCCAGAATTTGTAATTGGTTTCTTCAAAGGGAGTGTATACAACAGGTGCTGCGAAGCGTACGGTGAGCGTAGTGACACGATCTGGCGCAACCCAAGTAAATGATGCCCCACCGACTCCGCGTTCGATTTCATGCGCTCTAATCAATTCCTTGTCGGCATTGGTCAATCCACGGAATACAACATGGTGAGTTCGCGGTAATCGTGTATATCGGGAGCGAGTCTGGATGTAACCGGCATCTTTCGGGCTTCGGATAGTCGGATCAACCGATGCGGTATTGACGTATTCAAGCGGACGCGGAGAATGTGCTGAGCCGGTAAGTGTCGGAAATGTCGTAGCCATTATCGACCTCCGGGATTGACGAAGGTACGCCGGAACATGGTATTTGAGCTTGCCAACCGCATTGTGGCGTTGAGTACTGTCCGGTCAGCCTGTGTTTCTGCGGAAACGACGGCAAGTTCGGCGCCCGGAATCTCATTAGTGATGTTGAAGGTGATGGCGGGTTTTGCCATGCGACCGCCGCCGGAAAAATCGGATGGGACGGCTTTGCTGAGCGGCCCCGTATAACCAGAAGGATAACCTGTTCCGGGGCCTGATGTCGGCGCAGGAAACAATGAGTTCCATATCCCAGAGAATCCACCACCTTGCTGAAATGCGGCAATACCTCTACCCCATGTCATAGTTCCTTCACTTGCAAATCCAAGTTTTGCCATTATTGTATTTGTCGTTATCGTTGCAATAAAATCAAGAAACATATTTTTCATGCGATTTAAAATATTTTGAAATAATCCGGCAAAGGATTCAGCGCCGCCAATCCAATCTCTAAAACCATCACGGAAGGCATCGCTCATCCCATTAACAACACCTTCCATTGTTTCCTGTATAGATATGAGACCATCTGTTATGTTATTTTTAGCTTCTTCCCATGCGGCAATGAATTTATCCAAATCGCCTCTGAATTTTGCTTTGTCACCTCCGCCACCGAGAGTTTCGATTAATTTCTTAACAGGAGGTTCGGTATCTTCGGCGGTATTGCCTATATTTGCAATAGTGTTAGCCAAATCATCAAAAATCTTCATTGCCTTTTCTATAAAAGCAAGTTGCTCAGGAGAAAGCGCATTTTTTGCAAAACCACCCAATTTTCCTTTAGCCCAATCAACATCTTTAGTGGCTATGTCTATATATCTATTTAGTATCTCTTTAGAATCAGACCATTTGGGCTTTGCGAGAGGAAATTGATTTTTCCAGCGACCCAAAATGGGATTGCCTCTTTCGTCAAGAAGTCCCATCTTGCGTTCTTTTAACATTGAATATCCGGTAATTCCCGCACCACCCATCGCCCCTATTGTTGCGCCAACTGGCCCAAATAATGAACCTCCCAAAGCTCCTGCCGCTGTTCCTGCTGTTAAGCGTCCGACAGGCCCAATCTTATTTGCTTGCTTTAATCGCCATTCCCATGTTGCATCATCGACATCTTTCATAAATTTCTTCAAATCGTCGAACATCTGGTCTAAGCCTTCACGGAATATGACCGATAGACCATAAATAATACCCGGAATGATGATAAATGGATTTGTGAATGCCGATAATAATGATGCCGAAAGATTAACAATTTTCGGTAGAATCAAAAGTACCAACCCAATTTTGCCTACAAGTAATCCAAAATTGGCAATAGATTTCACCATCTCCTTGACCTGATTCTTGTTTGCCTTAATCCAATCTTTGGTCTTTGTTGTAAATTCGATGAGTTTATCCGATGCGCTTTTAAGTCCAGGCGTGAATTGGTCAACGAGAGCATAGACAACTGCCTGTATTCCTTTTTTTATCTGTCCCCATTTTTCGGCAAGTGCTTTCAATTGTGCTTTGGCGACATCTTCTGCTTCATTGCCAGCTTTATTGATGTTTTCTGTCCATTTCCGCACTTCACCACTACCCTGTGACAGAAGAGCGAGCCATGTCGAAGTTGCACGTGTACCTACCATAGTTGCAAGAGCTTCATTCCGGCGTTTTTCAGATAAATTAGCCAATCCTTTTTCGATTGCTTCCAATAAATCCGGCAGAGGTTTCATTCTCATTTCGGAATCATACACCTGTATATTGTATTTCTGCAATATCCGCATTACATCTGCTGTCGGTCGCATGAGACTGGTGAAGGCGAATCGCAAAGCCACACCGGCTTTACTGCCTCTGATGCCCTGATTGGCGGCAATGCTGAGAGCGGCGGCGAGTTGCTGGAATGAAGTATTTGCTGCCTGAGCGGGTTTACCGGCGTAAGAGAGGGCTACAAGGATGTCATCGAGACTTTGCGTAGACTTGTTGGCGGCATACGTGACCTGACCGACGATCTGAGCGGTATCCTCAAAGGTGTAATTAAAAGCACGGATGATATTGATGACGCCTTCAGTGGTGTCTTCGAGGTCGGTGAGCATGGCTTTCGATGCAAGAACAATCGGCTCGACCGCTTTCATCTGCTCCGCCATCGTCAGACCGGCACGACCGAGATAGAGATAGGCATTGGCGACAGTGGTTGCGGCAACATTCCACCGCTTACTTACCTCTATCGCCTTCTCGGATGCCTGTGCAAATTCTTTCTCTGTAGCATTGGACACTGATGTAGAAATACGCATCGCATGTTCAAACTTACTGAACTCACGTACTGCAATAGTGCCGACGCCGATAATGGTTGCAGAAAGGGCAAGCATCTTCCTGCCGAGATTCTCCGACAGGCGTGTGAGATTGGCTACATCGCCTTTAACGCTGCGTATTGGGGCGTCCCACGCGCTCTTGTTGAGCTGAATATAACCAACTATCGAACCGGCATTGTAAGGCATTATTTATCCTTTTTGGGTATCTTTGGCCAAGTTTTCCAATAAGATGTGCCGCAAAATGGACAATTACTATATTTATAACCTTTTCTTACCGGAACCCATGCATAATGGCATCGTTTACAAAATAACATTTCTATCCTCTTTTCACAGCCATGAGCGCCGCCCAAGTGATGTCAGCTGCGCTTTCTTCATCTTTTGATGCCGGATTATCGAGTTCGTAAACGAAATTGCGCCATTCATCTTTATCGGCGTTAAATCCGGCACGTACTGCTAAAGCCGTATCTTTTATCAAACCTCGTCCGATCCGCATCGCCTGTCTCACCCAAAACATGAATAGGCGAATATCCATCTCTATCAGGTCGTCGAAGGTGAAGGCGCCGGGGAAGGTGTTGAAGATTGTTGCGATGTGCTCTCCCCGGCGAGAATGAAATTTTTCGGGTCAGCCTCAATACCCTTCATGATATTGCCGGAAATGAACCGAATAGCCGCCGCGATTTGTCTGATGTCGGTTTTGTTGAAAGTATCTTTGTGGACGCCGAGAATGTCGGATAATTGACCTCGAAGCGAATTTGTTTTCTCGGTTTTCGCAAGTTTATAATAATCGAGTGCGGCTTTATAATCATTCTGTTCAAGTGCCACGTCTGCCAATTTATTATAATCTATTCCAACCGCTTCTGTCAATTTTCCAAGAATTTCTTCTGTCACTTTCGTCACGGTGTATTCTTTCCCGCCGATAGTGATTGTAATAGGCTCAAACAACTTTTCTGAAAACTCATCGAGATTGAGCTTTGGCATTGATTATTCTCCTTTATTTATCACCGCCGATTCGCCATGTTGCGCCAATAGCATCCATATTAGAAGCAGCTTGTAATGGAAATGCCGGAAATGTAACCATGAATCCGCGCTGACCATCGGCAAATCTGAATGGAATATTGAAATTGGGGATAGGATAGGTCTTGAAGAGATGCAACCAATAATGTCCGGTTGTATCAGCGACGCCATTCACGATACGTTTGACGATGAGTTCATACGACAGATCATAGAGAGATGTGCCAACCATATTTCCGCCATGTCCGCGAACAGCATAAGAACCCGATACACTACTGCCAGGAATGAGTTTTTGAAGATTTGCATAAGTCAGGCGCGTGAATGGGGCTTTAACTTCGCAAAGTTCATATCCAGTTGCAACCTTATCAACTATGCTTGCGCCGAATGCGCCTTCTTTAATATCCGCTGTGCCCATTGTAAGATTAAATTCTGCTCCATCTTCATGAATGGCGGTGATAGTTGTATCATTCCATTCAATTTCACAAGGGCCAAGATCACCAAAAGGTCCAACAGGCATTGTAATACCCTCCTACAGTTCTTCTCTGTAAATTAAAGTGTTAGTGATAAAAACATGACGATTCTTCTCGTCTTTTCCCATGTAATATGGATCGTTACAAGTGATATTTACAAGATATGTCGGGCCGCTTCCAACAACTGGTAGCGAAATCTGCGTTATGCCATGTAAAATTCCAAAAACAACCAGCGCCATTGCCCGTGTCGTGAACCAACTATCGCCGACAGCGCCACGAGTCTTTATTCTGAATGGCGTCTGCCCCATATCGGTCTGTCCGGGCGTCGGATTCCTGATTCCCGGTGACAGTGTTTCGACAACCGTTGCCTGACCTTCGTAGGCCGTCGGAATATCACCGGCGAACAGGTTTGTACCGAGCGTCAATAGGGCGGTGTTATTGTCGATATATGTGGTCAATTCTTTTATCATAGCGTCTTTCTGATTTCTTTCGCAATCAGCCCCGCATATTTGCCGATATTCTCAACGAGTTTTTTCCTCAAAAATTGAGTTCCGGCAAGCGGATAGGTAAATCTTTTTTTAGGTAGATTCTCATGCCATCGGGCGGCATAGGGCGCTCCAAATACAATCTGTGCTGTCATGGGTTGCGGATCGCTCACTTGCTCCGGCTGATAGACGGGATCGCCAAACGGACTGCCTTCAACTTTCTTGCTTTCAACGAATACCGCGCCCGATCCCCAGAGTTCACGCTGACTCTCGCCTTTTTCTTCACCGGGTATATCGCGGGGAGCCGTCGGGTTATCTTCAACGGTATCAATCATCAGGGCAATACCGGCACGACCGAGACCTTCCCGCGCTGCTTCTGGGAACTTCTTCGCCTGAAGCAAAGTCATTCTGCCGAGAAAATCACCGGCATCCATTTTAAAGGTAAGAGTTTTGCTCATTGAATATATGCTTCCCAGAGTGTTTTTTGCCCCAAAGGATGTTTATCGATTCTCGGTCTCGATTTAACTGACCATGAACCACCCTTTGTTTCCCAAATCGCTTTATATCCTGCCGCTATAAGACTTGTGCCTTTTTCGCTTTTTAAGGTATAGGTTATCAATCTCCGATACCCCATCGCCCTGACAGCTTGTTTTGCCGCTGCATATAATTTCGATGCGGCATTTTTAGTTCTATCCGTACAACATCGGGTTACTTCAAGAGTCCAACCATTGTCAAGATGTCGAGCAACTGGTCTACCTATGGTAATAACGCCTACAATCTTCTCACCGTCATTCACGGCAATACCAAATTTCCAACCTTGCGGCGGTAAATGATGACTATGATTTTCAAGAATAAAATCACATGCCTCTTTATAGGTAATCGGTTGTAATTCAAGATTCATTTCACATAGACCTCTGTAAACCGTGTGCTGAAATCACCGGGACGCCCTATCTGGATTATCGAATGGTCTGCGCCGTCGAAGTTCACCAAGTCCTCGTAAGCGATTGTATTTGCCGCTCTCGTTGCAAATCCGGTGCGGATTATCGTTCTGGGTTCCATCATAATCTTTGCCATACTCACGACCGTCGTGCCATCAATACCGGCGACATTGCGGTTCTTGTAGTCGATGTAACAGGCAACAGTTTCATTCACACGGGCAGTCGGCTCACCCCATGTATCTTCACCCATGTACTTCTTTAGGGTGATTGACGAAACCAAATATGCCTTGATCATTTAAAGTATCATCCTCAATAATGAATATTCGGCAAAAGTGTTATTTTTTCTTGCCCACATTCAGGACAAGTTTCATAATGAGCTTTGTACATTCCACATGAGCACGGAAAACCCTCTGGTACTTTAGAAGAAGTACTATTGTCCGCAAAATAGAAGATGTGATTTTCACCGCAATAACTTCCAGATTGATCTATCATTTCTTTTCCTGTGCTTTTTTAAAGAGAGCATCGCATTTATGCCACGCATTACCCGCCGACGCTCCTTCATTCTTAATCACGTAAAGTATGCACCGTTTCATGTAATCTATGCGCTTTTCGCCTTTGCGAACTTCGGGCATGGTTCATTATCCTTTGTTCTCCTAAAAAATCTTCACAGTTAATAAAGTCTTTACAATTCGGGTCGTTCCAATCTCCAGGACATCGCCCCAATCCAGCTTGCCCCATTCCATGAGCGCAATTCAAATAATTACACTGGATAGACTCCTCTTCCTCTCCACTGCGAATATTCTTTGGCATGATTTACCTCAATCATTTCTCGGCAAGTTCGACACGGCGTCGTAGCTCGTCTTCTGCTCCTCATCACGTTCAATGTCAACGAGATAGATATTCCGCTGATTCAGGTACGCCTGCGCCATATCGACCACCGTCGCCGGAAGCGGTATGCCGTGAATCGATAGCGAGTACTTTTCCTTAACGATACCGGCATCCGTGACACCCTGCGCCTGTAATCCCATGCGAAGATCGATGTCTGGTTGATGCTGTAAAAGGAAAAGCGCCATTTCGCACTGAATATACTTCATTGCGGTCGTGATGTCGGCAATCGCCGTCGGGAAAGAGAACTTGGGGCTATTCGTGAGCCATGTCCAAGCGGTGACAAGAGCGCGGGCATTATTCGCGGCTCCATCAATCCAATAATCCGCTGCGCCGAGCCGTTCGCCCATGTACGTGTTGGCGTATGCCTCTGTCACCCAACTATTCGTTCCTACCGTTATTGCCATGATTCACCTCTTGATGATACAATATATTGTGTTTCAATGGGATGTCAAGTACAATTCATAATTCATACCAGTTCCAGTTTTAACTGTTGCTTTTCGAGGTCGATTCTTTTCCTTGCTATCTCAAAATAAGTCGGGTCAATCTCCATGCCGATATAACGACGTCCGGTGCGGATTGCGGCAACGGCGGTGGTGCCGGAACCGAGAAAAGGGTCGAGGATAAGGTCGTTTTCTTTAGAATAATTTCTTAATACCCAATTAAAAAGAGATAAAGGTTTTTGAGTAGGATGTACTCTCTTACCATCAGGATTTCGTCTTTCTGTCCATTCTTTGGAAACTTTATCGAAAGATGTCCATGCAAGTTCAAAATCTCCAAGCGTAGGCATATTATCATTTTTCCGCCATGATAACCAACATCTGCTTATAGGCAAAGAGTATAAATGCCCACCCCATATTATTTGATCTTTGCTGACTCTGAATATTTCTTTTATATACTCTTGACTAACAGGTTTATCATCCCATATTAGCATAGCATCATAAATTGGATTTGTCGACCAAGTACCCCCATCATGTAGTTTTCTTCCAAGTCCGTATGGCGGGTCAGTCAGCACCAAGTCCACGCTCTTGTCGGGCATTTCCCGCATAAGTTTCAAGCAGTCGCCACAATATATGTTGTCAGGTTCAATCATATCCATTCCATCCGTTCGGGTTTATGGACAAACGAATCGAGCATTTTATTGAGCTCTGAATTGTAACAATGTTCGCAAGACGACCCATCGAAAGGCTTCTGATTGGTATAGATTTTAAGTAAATCATTGCCCATAGACTCCTTATTCATGTTTATACATGGATATACATATCCATCAGCCACGATAACGGGTTTTAATAGCGAAACCCAACAATGCTTCACTCCGGCGGTAAAGTCGCTTTTAGGGGCATCTGGGCGCAACCATTGACGGCATATCGGTCTGTGCTTTTGCTCGGCGAGATATTCCTTTTCCGGTTTGCCTGTTACCTGAATCCAATAAACAGGAATATGATCCATCAGAAAATGAAGATTTCCGCCGCTTGTGACGATACCGACTCTGACCGCATTGTAATTCAGCACCTTGATTATCTCATTGATGTAAAGATGCTGGAGAGGATCGCCGCCCATTAGGGTCACGGCTTGGCATTTCAGTTTAAACAGGGTTGTACCAAGACGCTTAATATCCCGCAAGGAAAGTTCCTGTGATCGGTCGGCGTTGTTCAGGCATACCGTAACATGCAGTGGGAAAATTTTTCCTACCCTGTGGAGTTTCAGGACAAAATCTTTATTGGCAAAAAGTTTGGTTAAATCGTTCATACGTTATCCTATCGTGGCAATCAACATAGAGAACTTGACGCCGATGCTTATCAATCATTGACTGAATGAGTTCTTCGTTTGTAACCGAAGCCGGAACAACATCGCATTCCAGACCATAGAGCATGGCAGACCGAACGAGTTGCGCCGCCTCCTGTTCCTCGCCCTTTGCATAACAAGAGATAATCACCGGTCTTATAGGTTTCGAGTCCATAACTTCGTCGAAATCTGCAAAGGGGAAAGCCGTTAGTGCCGAATCCGGCGACAGATTGATGACTTCGACACCATATTCTTCTGCTTTCTCTGGTACATACCGATCGATGGACTCCCTAAAACCCTCGTAGACATCGGGGGATGCCCCTGTAGGGTAGCCATCGTGGAAATTGGTGGGATTCCCCCATAAATCAAATCCGATGAGGTATATGGGGCTTGCTCCGAGTTCTATGGCAAGATTTATCGCCGCCTGTCCGCTGTTATTGCAATGTCGGGCGATATTCTCGACGGTGTAAATTCCCGATGCGTTAATCTTGGTATCTTTCCGCACCTGTGCCCATGCCTTAGTTCCCGGATATGAACGATACCGCATTTCAGAGAATATCCCGAAGGCGCCATCTTCCGCCCATTCGTAGAACTGCGGATCGAGCGCACAGAGAATTGATGGATAGTAGACATCGTAAGCACGGTTGACGCCGATAGTGAGTTCGCCCGCAAGTCTGTCGAGATTGTGAGTCAGGACTGTCGGGCCGCCGCCGATGATGAAGCAGCGATGCCCTTTCCATGCGCCTTTCGGTATAAGAGAGAATAGGGATTGACCGGACTCTGGCTGAAATGGTTCAGGGTGAGACATGCCCATTCTTATAGTTTCAATGGGAGATAACTGTATGGAATCTATGTTCATACCAACTCCAGTTTCATCTGTTGTTTTTCGAGTTCGATACGCTTCTTTGCTATTTCGATGTATGTCGGGTCAATCTCTATTCCGATATAACGGCGGTTGGTTTTAATGCAGGCAACGGCGGTTGTGCCAGAGCCGAGAAAGGGGTCAAAGACTATATCGTTTATATCTGTAAATCTTTCTATTAATTTTATCATATATTCAATAGGCTTTGGGGATGGGTGATTTGGTTTTTTTTCTTTTATTGAAAACTTAAAAAAATCTTGTCCTCTTTTTATTTTCCCAGCAATAATTGTTGGTATCCAATTGCCAAATCCTATTTTATTATATGTCATACCGTTCATATTCCATGCCGACACAATTCCTTTGTACTCATCACCAAGATTATTGATACATGTTCCTATGTTTTCTTGACCACAAGTAATCCCCACTCCCATTGAAATTCTTAATAATTCTTGTTCAAAACCAGAAGGGTATTTTTTGTCCCAGTATGCCTTCCCTATCCCGTATGGAGGGTCAGCAAATGCAAAATCCACGCTCTTATCGGGCATCTGCTTCATCAATTCAAGGCAGTCGCCGAGATAGATGTTATTGGGTTCAATCATATTGTCTCCGGTATGTTCAATAAATACTGTCCATAAGGGCTACTACTCAGCTTTCCCGCAAGTTCTTGTAATTGCCCGAAGTCAATGTATCCCATGCGGTATGCCACTTCTTCGGGGCTGGCAATCAGTATCCCCTGACGTTCTTGTATCGCTTGCACGAAGTTCGATGCCTGTAAAAGAGCCTCGTGGGTTCCAGCGTCGAGCCAAGCCGTGCCACGCCCGATGACTTCGACCTTGCATTGTCCCTTCTCGATGTAGACATTGTTGACATCGGTGATTTCGAGTTCACCGCGAGCAGACGGTTTCAAGTTCTCCGCAATCTCAACCACCTGATTGTCGTAGAAGTAGATTCCCGGCACTGCATATTTCGACCGAGGCGCAAGGGGCTTCTCCTCGATCCCGATGGCGTTATTGTTCTCGTCAAACTCCACGACACCATAACGCTCAGGGTCTTTAACCGCATAGGCGAATATGACCGCATTTTTGGTTATTTCGGTGAATTGCGATGCCCTCTGCAACTGTTCAGGGAGTCCATGACCGTAGAAAATATTGTCTCCGAGCATGAGGCATACATTATCTTTCCAGATGAATTGTTTACCAATAATAAAAGCCTCTGCAATACCATTTGGTTCTTTTTGCAACTCATAAGAAATATCTAATCCCCATTCCTCGCCATTACTCATCATTTGCCATAATTTTTCAAGGGTAGCTTGATTTGAGATGACAAGTATCTCTCGGATTCCCGCCGCCATCAGGAGTGATAGTGGATAGTAAATCATCGGCTTGTCGTAGACGGGAAGCATGTGCTTGTTTATCGCCCACGTCGCCGGATAGAGACGGGTGCTGTTTCCCCCAGCCAGTAAGATTGCTCGCATTTTATTTCTCACTATCAAGTTGTTTAAAATCTCTGGTCTCGGCTTGCGCCCCACAATGCACAGCATCTTCTATAATACCTTGCAATTCATAGTAATAACCTGTATCTTTTTCCACAAATCCAGTGACTTCAATCCAAGCATCGAAGATATTGAATGCCCTTCTTATTGCGGTTTCAAGTTGTCCTTTTGTCATTTCAGTGCCTCCCAGCAACGCAGGATTTCATCTTTCAAATCCGGCGGTTGATAGAACTCTCGGAGTTTGGATAGGTTCATGGTGTTGTTCACGAGGTGGAGTCCTTCGGATTCCCATAATTCCGCCGCTCTCATTTTTTCGCCTTTCAGCCCTATCCATTCAGCTATTTCATAGGGACTCGCATACCCATCACAGGCGACATTAAATATACCCGATTGCTCGTTCTTGACCAGGGCTTCAAAGGCATCAACGATAGTATCCACGCTGGTATAGCTGTTTTGGTTTATCAGGAATCGAGTGAATTGCGGAAGTTTGCAGAGCAGATTGTTTCTGCCTTCCGGTTTAAAGTCGCCGAATAGCAAGCGTGGTCGCAGAATCAAATCTTTTTTATTGCATCCCTGTTCGCCGACCCATTTTGTAACGGTATAGTTGCAATGTGCGGCGAGGAGGCTGTTTTCGGTTTGTGGGAATGCGCCATCGTCATAAAGGCAACCGGTGGAGATATGAACGAACTTTTTGTTGTACATAGCGCAATAATCGCTGAATATCCCCGGAATGATTCCATTTACCCATAGAGCAGTGGGAAAATTTTCCCTGTCTTCGCACCATCGGGTATTGCTTTTGCCGATACAGTTCACAATCACATCGTATTTACTTAAATTTGCAAGGCAGACCATCTGATCCGATGTAAGCAAAAATTGTCTCTTATCCCAGACCTCATATCCCCTCATCTCGAACTTCTGACCGAGAAATCCCTTCCCCAGAACGATTATTTTACCAGCGGTTTCCACCATGATTCATTCTCCTTGTACCATAAGATTGTCATTAAAAGACCTTCATCGAAAGGCATCTGCGGTTTCCATCCTAACTCATTTCGTATTTTGTCGCAGTTCATCGAATATCGCCAATCATGCCCCTTTCTGTCTTCGACGTATTCAAGACGACCTGCCCATGCCTCAATTCCCATCGCCTGAATTATCAATCGGGTCAAGGTGATATTGGGAATCTCATGGTTTCCGGCGATGTTGTAAATCTCACCCGGAGTGCCCTTCTCTGCAATCAGCCGGATCGCCTCACAGTTGTCCTCGACGTGGAGCCAATCCCGGATATTCAGACCTTTGCCATAGACCGGAACTTTCTTGCCCTGAAGGATGTTCGTAATGAATAGCGGTATCACTTTCTCCGGGTACTGATATGCGCCGTAGTTATTGGAACTCCGGGTAACGATGACAGGTAGTCCGTGAGTGTGAAAGTAGCTCAATGCCAGAAGGTCGGCGGCGGCTTTGCTTGCCGCATAGGGACTTCTGGGTTTCAGAAGGTCTGTCTCAATCGAACTGGGCGAATCTTCATCCAAGCTCCCATAGACTTCATCCGTACCGATCTGTACAAACCGCTTCACGCCGCATTCGAGAGCGCAATCGAGCAATGACCGGGTTCCCATGACGTTTGTCTGCACGAATAACCCACTGCTGTCAATGCTCCTGTCCACATGAGATTCTGCGGCGAAATTGATGATAGTGTCGATTTTGTGCTCCCGCAGAAGTGCTGATACCCATCGACTGGAACAGATATTGCCCTTTGCGAAAACGTAATCCGCGGATTTTGGTAAATCATCGAGATTGTGCTTATTCCCGGCATAGGTCAGGTCATCATAATTGACGATATGCAATCGTGGGTTTTTCTTTACCAGATGCCGGATGAAGTTCGAGCCGATAAAGCCTGCGCCGCCTGTTACAAAGACGTTTTTCATAAATATCCTCGTCCGTTACAAATTCTGCAATTCTTCGATGATGTATAACCCTTCAATGGGGGAAATAAGGCTATTCGTGTATCGGAAATATTCGCCCATGAACCTTTTAATTTTTTGAGACATGGACAACCGTGATAATGCCTGAATCTTTTTAATATTTTCTTCATCTTATCCTCTTGAGGTATCCCGATGGGTTGGCTGTCAGGATGTAGCGTTCGCATTCAAGGTCGATGGTGAAGTTATGATTTGTTTCCAGAAATTTATTGATTGCCATGAGCGGCCCTTTAGATATTCCAGCACGCAAAGGTTCATTGCATAAATCAAGTAGACTATCTTCAACAATGAAATAACTTCCAATGCTTACCAAATCAGAATAATTGGTTAAATCCCTGAATACTTGATCTTCGCTATGACCGCCATCCTGATTTATGAGAACTATTTTATCCTTGCAATGCCTATGAACTTCCTCAATGACCCATTCGGCGGAACTATGTCCAGTGATGGTTGTTATTCGGTCATGCTTTGCTTTGTAAGCCTTCCGGTCAATGTCAACCGAAATCACCATGCCTTTCCCGATGCAATCCAAAAGATGAGCGAAATAGATAGTGCTACCACCGTTCTCGCTTCCGATTTCGACAATCACATCCGGCTTGATCTTGAATATCAATTCCTGATAAATCCAAGCGTCGAGCACATTTTTGTGGAAAGGCACACCCATCCATGAGACTTTATCAAAAGTAATCTTATTATGGTGATTTTCTAACCATTCAAGAAGTGTCATGTTAAAATTCATCGAGATTTACCTGCTTTCGCTTGCCGTGATACTTTCCCGTTCGCCAGACAGACACGGCAGGCTTGCATGTTGAACCGGTCAACGCCGTCCATGAATACCGCCCAGTTACTGTCGAGCGGAGCGGAAAGCGGAAACTCCATCGGGTCAAGTCCCATGCGACGCATGTTGGAATAGTAGTTGGCACATGGATAAACCCGGTAGTTGAATATCTCGACACGGTTGCATCCGCATTCGGCGGGCAGTACACCGTCCAACGGCTCGTCAGGATGAACTTGATGTGTCGATGGCGTGATAATGTTCACCCGGTCGCCATACTTCTTTTTGAGGGCATTTGCGCCTGTTTTATAGGTATTCGCCGCCTGAGTGATGACATGTTCCACCAGATTGTCGTCGAGTACCTGCATCAGGGGTTTGGTGACTTTGCAGTTAGACCAGACTTCGACATGATCGAATGCACCGGAAGTCCTGAGAATTTTGCACCCTTCGTACAGGTTTTCCCATAATGCCGGTTCGCCGCCAGTGATATGCGCCCATGCAAAGTGCAATCCGAGTTCTTTAACTCGCCTACAGATTGTTTCGACTTCATCCAAAGACATCTGGTATTTTGCAAAATCTTTCCTGAAATACTTCTGTGTGCAATTCGGGCAATTCATATTGCACGCCCCGACGGGCATAAGAGATAGTTGGAATTGGTTCATTTTAGTTCTCCACTTGATTTGTTAATGGCAAATCCAATTCAGTTTGAGGATTTTCAGGATCGCCAAATGCTCTTTTAACAATATCCTTCACAAGATATTGTAATCTTTCTATGACATATTTAGGAGTTTCGCCATCTTGGACAATCGCAGTCAGTTCGACTTCATGGCGAGTATTACTGAATTTTGGATAGCCAGCACTTCTCAATTCACCATAACCGACTGAAACTTTTTGTATTTTCATTTCAGTTCTCCTTGTTTTTCACTGTCCACCGCTACTTTCCATACTTTGCAATTTGCAAGGCAGACAGAACATGCGGGAATGCTGTATCTGTCCATGTGTATGAAGTATGAATACCAGTCATCTTCCACGTTCACCCAGATACGGGGATTGTTTATATCCCATCCCATGCGAACGGTATTATGGTAAGCACCCGGACATGAGTAAACTCTTCCGTCAAAAACGGTTATCTGGTCGCATCCACACGCCGCTGGTAATGAATTTTCGATGGGTTTGTCAGGATGGATTTTATGAGCTTCAAGAGGAGCAATATTCACATTCGCGGCATGTTTCTTGTGCAATTCACCCATGCCTTCAATCGACATATTGACAGTCTGCACCGCAATCTTGTCGGCGAGTCCCTTATCGAGAAGATTAATGAGCGGTTCCGTCTTCTTGCAGTTTGAGTATATGTCTATGCGGTCGAACAACTTAGACTCTTTGATTATCCTGCATCCTTCTTCAAGATGAATCCAGAGTGCAGGTTCGCCGCCCATAATCAGGGCTTGCGCGAAATGCAGACCAAGTTCGCGTGTCCGGCGGCAAACAGTATTTATCTCGGCGGGCGTCATCTGGTAGTTCATATAATCCTTGCGCCAATATCCCTGAGCGCAGTGAGGACATGCCATGTTGCATTTACCGGTGACAAGAAAAAGCATTTGGGCTTGGTGCATCATGGCTTTTGCTCCTCATTCTTCGCAACAAGCGCGTCAAGATTATTATCAAGTTTCCACATTTCCACCTTGAGAAATTCGCCGTCAATCCTCACCGGAAACCCTTTTCTTATGAACCATGTCTTTGGCTGGTAAATCTTGTACATTTGATTGCGGGGATCGAAGTACCAGAATGTGAGCTCGATGAACTCATTGCAATGAGTGGGATCCTGACGGTAGCTATTAGTGCCCCCATATGGCATGTCCAGTGCGAGCAATCCGCCCGGCTCCATGATGCGCCATAGTTCGTTCATAAAATCTACGGTGATCCAGGGTTTGATGTGCTCAATGACGTGGAAACCCCGGATTTCGGCGAAGGTATTGTCCTCGATTGGATAGGGGAATACTTCGAGGTCGTGGACAATGCTCACGCCGTCGATTTTACGCTTATCCAAACCAACATAGCCTTCTTTCAGGGACACGCCGCAACCGATGTCCAATTTCTTGCCTTTGTACTGATTCGCCATATTTATCTCCATTCATCCCAGACCTGTTCGCGCACCCATTGTCTGTCTTCATTGTAAACGTTCAATTTGGAATAGATTTCGGGTTCGAGTACGAAGTAATTGTCCTTCATTTCGTATTTGTTGTAATGCGTATGACTGCCTTTGGCGACTTCGAGAGGATTATATCTGGCTTTCCGGCTCCATACTTTTCTCCTGCCCTGTTCAGCATTGAGGAATTTGTAATGACGGATGATGAGCTTCACCGGACTCAACCGCTGTTCCCCGCCGGGCAGATGCGGATGGTCGATCCAAATTTCCGGTGAATTCTTTATCGCCCGGATCCACGGAATATCGAACCAAGTATAACGCCGAATGCGTTTCTTGAAGTCGGGTTCATTCCAATCGTCATCGACCGTCGGCCAGAAAGAATAGGAATCGAAGTTCACGCAGTTGTATCCGGCGGCATCGGCTTCGGCAAGAATTTCCTTTATTCTACTCCCATCGTAGGTTTCCATTAATTCGTCGGCGTCTTTGAGAATTATCCAGTCACAACCGATTTCCTTTGCCATATTCATTCCAAAGTAAATCATATCATGCAAATGGAAAGTCGAAGTGAAGTGTTCATAGATTGGCACTCCATATTCCCTCACCACATCGCTTGTGCCGTCGCTACAGCCATTATTTATGACAATAGGTGTCAACCCCTGTTCCAGAGAGTTCTCGATGTTTTTAGCCATGTATTCGCGTTCATCGAGGACATAGGTAAAGGCTATGACTTTCATACTTGCCCCGTGTTATGAACCCACCCGGGTTCGATTTCTCCAAGTCCGCGCCTGACGCGCTCACTGCGTGTCCCTGCGGGATCGTGTCTTATAAATTCTCGTGGTTTGCCTTCCCATACCCAACCCTTGCCCGATGAATGTCCGAGTCCCTGAAATTCCTTTATGATTTTGTCAGATAGCCCTCGTTTGTGAATATCAAAACAAGTGAGATATGTCGGCGCACCGTGATGAACGTAAGGATGGAATTTCCGGTAATTGGCGATATTGATGAGATGGAAATAGGGGTGAAGCATCCGCATCCAGCCCTGATGCTCATGTATTGCGTTCGCCCCGTATTCATAGCCATCGAAACCCGTCTTTTCGATATACCCGATGCCGAATGTATCGGGTTCCATCATGGCGAACATCGCATCGACCGGTGATTTCAGCATTTCAATATCGGAATCGAATATCAAGGCATAGGGAGTCTGTGTCTCGTCGATACCGAGACACATTCCGCGCCCGTGACCGATGTTGTAACCTGGTTGAATCACTGTTGTTAGGTCGGATTGCAGGCTTCGGGTATAGAAGAAACATGGATCGGTAGGATCAGAACCGTCGATGATGATAATCGGCATATCAGGATGGAAGCGGCGTACCGATTCATATGCCCTCTGCATCAGGTCTTTCGTGTTCTGACAGACGGTAATCCCCGTGATTTGCGGGAAATAGGTATTGCAATTTGAGTCATTCAATTTGCCACTCAAAATATCGAGATAGACCTTGTAATCCTGCGGCTTTGGAATCCATGTTTTGAGAATTGTTCGTTTATGGTCAATGCAATCTTTATACATCGCCGTATCGTGCCCGACGCCGATACCACGTCGCCCCGGAAGCCCCTTAATCCCGACATAAAGAGAATTTGGGTCATCGTCGCAAAATAAATAGCCGACGCCGTTATTCATTGCTGTGCGCCAGATATGCAGGTCGAGATATGTGCCGCCGTCGGCATCCAATAGAGCCGTAAAGGTATGAATAAACTGGCGGGTGAATCCTGTTTGTGCAAGCGAAGCCCAACCACTATTCGCATGACGCGCATAGCCGCCTATCGGAAGATGATAATACTTGCTCCACCCGATTCCGCCTACCTGAGCGTGTTCAAGTGCGCTTGACACTGCCTCAATATATCCGGGAGCGTAGTATTCATCATCCTCGATAATCAATATCTGTTCGCCCCTGATATAGGGCAATGCCGCCTTCAGGTTGACATTGAGCGTATGCTGCGGATCGTCAGGGCGAGGTTCCCGTCTGGCATATGTTGCGCCCACTGGTGGCGTCATGGGAACTTTGCCGTCGTCAACGACGATCCACTGGTCGGGTTTTACCGTCTGCATTTCCATCCAATGTTTGCAGAGGGCAAATGCCAGAGGGCGATCCCCGGTGGGTGTGATTGCCGTAATCTTGACGGGGAAAAATTCTATGGAATCAATTTTTATCGGCAATTTCAGAACATCCCCCTAAACATTCTCGATACTATTCCCATCGCCTCTTCCATCTGTTTCTTTTTCAATTCTATCCTCGCTCTTTTCTCTGCTTCACAACGTTCTTTTCGTTTTGCCACATTCTCCGGTTTCCAATATCTTTTCCTGGCTGCTTCTCTCCGAAGTTTTCGTTTTTCACCTTTTGCTTTCTGTTTTTCTTCCTCTCTCCAACATTCCAAACTTCTTCTTGCCTCATTCCCATCATGGCAAGAAGTACACAATGTATAATCTATCTGATTTTGTAATGTAAAAGGTACACAACAATCTTCACAAACAGGTTCACCACAATCACGGCAATAAAATTCTGTTATATTCCCACATAAATGACATTTTAATTCTTCTTTAATCATTGTTTCTGCTCCGAATATAGGTGAGATTGTCCATGTCGATGTCTTCTGGACAGTTGTCAAACTCGCTCGGATATTTGGTAAATCTCGACCACGGATTCAGCCAGAGAACGTCATTCCCAGTTTCATTCATAATTTTATTGATGGCGTCTGGCTTGCTTTCTTTGAGGATTCGGCATTGTAGACCGTAAATTGCCGCTGACAACCGGAGTTCATCGGCATACCGCTCATCGTTGCGCGAGGAGATTGTGGTGATGACTGTCGGACGCCGCACCTTAGCAATTTCCGCTTCTGACCACGATTTGCGTGGGAAACAAGTGAGACGGGAATTTTTGCTGAGATTGATGACCTGAATATTGATCAGGTCGAGGCGTGGCTTGAGTTCCGTGAAGTCAGCAATCATCTTGTCATAAACGCCATCTGACTGAACACGGCTTTCATCATAGCCATTATGCCACCACGCCTGTTTACCTGCACCGTTCCCTGTCATGTCGAAACCGAGAAGATAGATGGGATTTGCGCCGAGAGTAACGGCGAGATTCAGGGCAAGATAGCCACTGTTATTCGCGGCTGACAATCGTCCTGGGTTATCAATAGGAAATTCAGTTCTTTCAGCAGGTTCAATAACGTAATGATTGTATCGATGTTCTTCATCCGCTGGAGGGAAATCTAACTTAGAATCAGTCCACCATGCGCGGACTCCGGCAAATTCTTTCCAACGTGAAGCAGACACGCCCCCATAAGCGCCATTCTCAAAATAAGCAATCAAGTCGGCATCCATAGAGACGTTCACCGCCCAATCGCCTTTTTCATAGGCTCGATTGATTCCGATAACAAGTTCGCCATCGAGGAGAGACCAGTCGAAGCCGTTAAGTGACGGGCCGCCACCAACAATAAAACAACGGTGCCCCCGCCACATATCCTTTTTAAGAATATGATGGAGATAATGACGATGGATATATTTCATGTCGAATTTTGGTTGAACAGGTCGTCTTGGTACGCCCCTCGGGGCGATTGTCCTTAATTTCTGTGCTTTAATGACTTGACCGATTGTTGTTATTGGTTCTGGTTTTATCGGAGGTGGATCGAGTGCGGGAGGACGCCCTCTGATAACATCCCTGATATTCATGATTTTGTCCATTACACCGCCTTTGTAAAAAAGGGCGGGTGATTAAACCCACCCCTTTGTCGTGAAATATTGGGTTAATTTATGCTGTCGCGCATCTCTGAATCTGCTGAGAATCGCCGATTGCGCCGCCGTACCGTCCCCATCCGACAGCGATGTCGGTATAGGAAAGCTCATCGAACTTGGAAAATATAGTCAAATTCATACGATTGCCTCCAACAAGTTTCTGTTTGGGCAGGATGACGTAGTAAACGTCAGTTGCTGTAAGACCGAGCGTATAAACCGGCGAAACGTTGTAATAGGTTCTCGACACGCTTCCGGCGAACGGCTGCTGAACGAGACCGAGCGCCCTGGACAGCCTTCCTTTGAACTGAATCGGAGAAAGGATAATGAACGGAGTCGCTGGCGTTATGCCGTATCCCTTATTACGGCAATTCAGAAGAATTGTCTGACAGGCAAGATTGATGGTCTGGATGTCACGAATCGCCGTGTAGTTCTCGTTCGTGGCGGGAACTCCGGCGGGATCGGGAGCTTGCCATGCGATATTCTGCGCGGCGGCAACCGCTTCGATCAATGCGTAGAAGTTTGCCGCTTTGGCAGAATACCATTTATTGCGGAACGCTACCGCATTGTTCTCAATTGTCCAATATTCTTCATCATCGAAAAGAATGCGATCCCATGAAAGACCACCACCGTATTTATCAAGCGTTACGGTAGCTTTTTCACCGCTCATTCCGTAGACTTTGGCTTTCATACTGCTTGGTACGAGTGAAAATGAAAGTGCATCCTGAACATCAAGTATCTCAAACCCATTCTTTCTCATGTTTAACATGTCACGAATTTCAAATACCTGTTCATAGGCATTATCATAATAGGTTGTGAGTTGATATTTACGCATGACATCCAGAACACTTGTCGGAAAATCTGCGGTTGTGCCGAATGCCTGAACATTTGCTATGGCATTCTGAATATCTCTTTTGAACGCCGGTTGTTCGGGTTCAAGCATAAATGCTTGTACTGCTCCGATTAAATTGGCTCTGGCTTCCGGCTTACGCACTCCGCCGAGCTTCTCGAATTTTCTCCAGTCGGAGATTATCTTAGACATTGCAATTCTCCTTTCTGGAGGGTTATGCTACAATTCGGAGAGTGCCGTCGAAATGAATCTCGACAGTCGTGTCGCCGATAGCGGGTTGAACTGTGACAAATCCGCATACATCTCCGTTTGGCACGGTAGTTACTGCATTGGCGGAATAATAAACTTTACTGCCTTCGGCGTAATCAGCCAAATTGCCCGATGTGATGGTCAAGCAGTCCACCACCACTTTCGGAATGAAGTAGTAGAACACTGCGGTATCACCAATGGCTGCCGCTGCCTTATTGATGACAATCACATCGTTTATCGGGTATAGTGTCCACGCAGCGAGGACAGCTTCTGCGGTATCCTCGAATACTTCGCAGACCTCGTTGGGTGAACGTAATGAGCAAGCCATAAACTACTCCTCTCAAATCATACTGTGAAGTTTTGGTCTGCCTTACCACCAGGGATGAGAGGATTCGTGTCGGGATTCATCTGGTCACGGAACGGCATATCATCGCTACCATCATATTGAGGTGTCGAAGCAGGCGGTATCACAGGCGGTTTATCCGCAGGTGGGGTTCCCGGAGGTGTTTCATCCGGCTTTTTGACGCCGAGCAATACCTGCACTTCTTCAAACTCCTTCAACTGCCCGTCGATGAACTTGTTCAGGTCTTCTTTCATCTTGACATCATCGGTCGCTTCGGTTGTGAATGCCGGAAGCCGTTTCTCGATAAACTTCTTCGGAATATCTTCCAGTTTCCTTTCCTGTGCAACTGCTGAAAAAACATTACCTGAACGTGCAATCAACGCATTCTTTGTGGCCTCGGAGAGCTTCTTTTCATAGTCCGATTTCTGGGTATCGAACTTGACCTGGAGTTCTTCCTTTTCCTCTTGAACGCGCTTTGCATGTTCGTAGGTATCTTTTTTTTCCTTGCGAACGTGATCAACGATGACTTTTGACGTGACAAGTTCCTCTTTCGAGTATAGCTGTTCCGGCGTTATCCCAAGAGAGACAACGAGTTCCTTTACCTCTTCCACTGATGTTGGCATTGAAATATCCTTTTGGTTGGCGAACGCTTGTATGGCGCCGAGCATTGTGGCTCCGGGGAAGCCGGGTCTCGCCATTGACGAGTTTGCCAGTGCAACCCCCGTGACTTGTTCAACTGATGTCGGATACACAACATTGCCGTTCCTTGAATAGTGTATATCCGCTTCAATCGAGGCGACATCGAGATTCAGATGTCGAAATTGTGGGAAAATATACATTGCTGCGATTGTAGCAATTTTACTGCCTTCTTCAACTATCTTGCTCCCGATGACCTTCCCAATAGGGACTCTGCCATCGTGAGAATTGTCACCCGGCGCTCCGTGATGCTGAAATACCGGAGTATCGGGGACAAGTGCGTTTTTGATCCAGCGAACGGCGGAACGTATCCATTGCACGGGCGTTTTGATGCCGTTCAGAACTATATCGACAGCCCCATTATGGGCGATTGTAAATGCCTTGATGTCAGGATTAGGATCGGACTGCTTTATTTCCGCCAGCACTTCCGGGCTGACGATTCCCTCGAGATCCGCCTGCGAGAGAGCCTGCATCCGTCCCAGGATTATTTGCCGCATTTCGTTCGTCGTCTTTCTTTTTATCGGCTTCTATGCGTTTCAGTTCTTGGTCAACGTCGATATTGGAAATATATGATAAAAATGTTTCCAGCGAAATTGTATTTGCTTCATACATCGGGAGGTAAACGTCTTTGATAAATTTCAACTTGGCGGAAGATATGAACGGTATTTTTGCTGTCACCGCATCGGGATTGAGACCGGTGTGGAAGGCATCGTTGTATAGTGAAATCGCCTTCTGGAAAAGCTCTTCGTATCCACCTTCCCAGACATCGCGCTCTTTGTTCGTGGACATTTCGATGAGTTCGAGAAGATTCTCTGCGGTGGCACGATTACTGAGCAGTTCTGGGTGTCCGAGAAAATGCACAGGGACGCCGGTCGAGCCGGAAACAGTCGTTACATCGGCTTCAAGAGCATTCTTCAGGGTTGTAAAGCCTTCGCCTTCGTAGCAGACAAGGTCGAACTTCCCATTGGCAATTACAATCGCTTTGCCGATGCGCCAGTTGGTTTCTTTAATCCAGTTCTGGAGCCGGTCAGCTTCATCGGTAGTTTCAACCATGAATACCGGAGTCGGAGCGGAGAAAAGACTGTTGATTTTACGCCAATCCCAAAGTTCTTTGTCCAAATCTTCGACTTGACGTAGAACGAGAGCGGTCTTTGGTATTGGTTCATTTATCTTTTCCGATGAGCCGCCGAAACGTACATAGACAAATTCATTTTCATTGAGATTAAATCCTACATCGCGGGATAGGTCTGAAGTAGGTGCACCTGCGGCGGCGTCAATGGTATCGGTTCCCTGATAGAATGCTTTGGTGTAATGGTAGAGGTCAGGATTATCGGCGGAAACGGTGTAGGCATATTTCGACCACGGGACGTAGACCGTGCGGATATTCTTTGCTTTTGTATCGACGATGAGCCGGATTAGAGCTTTGCCTTCGAGTTCCGCGCCGACGGCCCAATCGTTAGGGGATTCCTTGTCGAGGTTGTTGAAGCGGATAAACTCACGGATGAAGTCAAGTTCACGTGAGGCAGTTCCGGTATACCCATCCTGCTTGATGGCTTTTGCGCCGTTGCCGATAATGAACGCCGCCCGGACATCGACGATATTACGCGCCGTCATGCAACCCCAATCGCTCTCGCCGTTGTACTTTTCAGTCAAGGCTTTTATCTTGTTGGCGTAAGTCTTATAGGGATTGCCGGTGTAATGTTCATTCGAGGTTGAGGAGGTATTCGTCAGCGGGTCGGTGGTTGCCTGAACTGTCGCTTGTAAATCCCGGACACGCTCATTGAGCGCCTGAATCGAAGCCGAGGACTCTTCGACAAGTTTCTCCTGATTCAGCCGTAGGCGCTCATTTTCAGCGTGGAGCTTTTCTTTCTTTGTCAGGAATATAGGCGTATGTAGATTCAAGGATTGCGCTCCGTATGTTGTTTTATGAACTTAATATACATGCAAGTTTAAAGATGTCAAGAACAAAATTATTCAGGATAAACGTTTCTGTCGATTGTGGATATGGAGAATCGCTCAATCCGCTTGATCTTTGCGATGGTGAAGTAACGTATACTATCCCATAAATGGTTATTTTTATCCACGGGTTTGTCGTTCTTCACTTTGTACATCTGAACTTCACGACGTGCATGTAGACAGATGCGGTTAAAGTAAAGTTTGGGCGGCCCAAGCATGGGTCTTAATGCGCTTTTAACGGCTTCAATTCCTTCGTCGATAGTACCCTTATCAACGACGGTGAACTTCGCTTTAGGGAAGGCTTGACGCCATTCCTGAATGAGGTCTGGACGTGAATTGTCGGGAATGATTTCACGCACCAGTGGCGCCCAGGGAGCCGCCTTTGCCTTTGCAATGAAGTTAGAGTTTGTTGTCGATTCTTTTTCCGAAGTCATGTAAATTTCAGTAACCATAATCCATGAATCAGAACCAAATTCTTTTCCCTCAGGCGCTTTCTGCCAGACACCACAAGCGAATGGGTCGATGCCGCCAAAGTCAACCGAAAGGATGACAGGCTCATCCATCCGCAGATCGACGGCGCAAAGATGAATATTCTCATCCCATTCCTGTTCGTAGACGGTATCGCCAACGCCGACTTTGATGCAGAGCCAGTCACGGGAAAGCGAGCCAAAATCAAGTTGATGAAGTTTTTTTATAAAATCAGCTATTTTGTAATATCCGTCGGCTTCTTTCATCTGCTTGCCCGGACATATCGACGACAGCTTGCAGGTAGAGCATTCATAATCACGGCAGGATTCGAGCGTTTCCCAGACACAATATCGATAGACAGGATAATTATTTTCTTTTGCCTTTTCAATCGCCCTATCCATCTGTCCGCCGATGTTGTGATTCGTCGAGAACATAATGAGCGATGATTGATAGCCATATTTCTCCATAGGCTGCGACAAAGCATCCTCAAATACTTTTTTATCAATCTCATCGACTTCGTCAAGTTTCAGACATTGCGGATGCGGACCTCGAACCGATTTTGATGAAGCCCTGAGTATCGAGACTTTAGCGCGGTTGTAGAAATCCGCCTTCGTTGTGAGCAACCGTTTGACGAGAATGTTGTCGGGATCGGATAAATACCGGAACTGTTTAATGGCGTCGTATGAAAGAATCGACTGACCTTCACTGCCGCCGAGAATCTTGGTCTCATATTGCGGGCGCGACGCCGATTTGTACCAAGTATCGAGTCCGCCGAAGAGATAGGTCTTACTGCCCGACCGAGACCCCCAGACTACACAATCTGGTGCTCTATCAAGAATGATGTCGCTGAATATGCGGAATACCGATGAATGTTCGGGATTGCCACAAAGCACCTTTGTCCCAATTTTGGGTTCATTGAAAGCCGCTACGAAAAGTTGGACATCGGCATCAGTCTTCAGAGGCGTCTGGGTCAGGAATTTCCTCAAAATCTGCTTCCTGTGGCGCTCCTGAAGCTCCTGAAGCTCGCTTTCCGATAGTAGTCCCATGACTTGCTGTAATGAACTCTCGCTGTGTTGATTCATCTGCATCCCCTAACATGACCAATAGTTTATCGATATTCATCGTTGCTTTTTTGCCGGTGCCTCCGCCAGTTCCACCGCCTCTTTCCTTGCGGAGAAGGTCAATAAGGTCTCTGATGGCGCCGAGAATTGCAACATATTCCTTGACATTCCGTATCTCGAATTTTGGTTCGAGTTTACCAGTTTCTTCGCTCTTCTCGAAACCCGTTTTAAGCACGATTCCGCACTGCTCAAGAAGCCCTTTTAAAATCTCGTTTTCCTGCACAGCAATGGCTGTATCATGGTTTTTGAAGCGCGGTATCAGTTCGTCAAGTGCTTTCTGCTGATCGGCTCCGCTGATTTGCAGTGCATCGAACTCCTTGACCTTCAAATCCCAATCACCCTCTTTCGCCCAGCGACCGAGTTTTGACTTCGTGATGCCGGTCAATATTTCAAGTTTTCTCAATCCGCGATTGATGCCGAGATTCTGATAGATGGCAAGAGCGCATTTCTGTTTTTCGGTTTCATCTTTCATTTAGTTTGTCCGATTGTAATCACAAGATTGCCCCTGAAATTCTCCACATCGCCGCATCTGTTTTTTTCTGCCGCCCATTTAAGCACATCTTTAATTCCAGCGCTAATAGGAAATATCGCTGTTTCTTTCCACATCTCGCCCACAGTATCATTCCCTGCGGAGCGGTCGAGTATTGCAACTATCTCAAATTCACCCATCAGTCTTTCCTTTCGGTGATAATCCCCGCATTTGTCCTGATAAACTCCCGCCAGAATTGCCTGCGTTCAGTGCGAGAACGACCCGCTTTCTTTTGCAATTCATCGAAATGCGAAAGTGTATGCCGTGCCGAACGTGCCCGCCAGCGCCAGTAAAGCCGAACCAGACCTTGAATCATTGCCCAACCTCCTCATGTTTACCGAGAGCCTTGTCTAATAACCAGTAAAACCATTTAGTCGTTACGTCGTCAACATGCCATAGCCACTCCTTTATCGTCTCGTGTTTTAACCACCAGAAGATGAAACAAAAGAACGGAATCAATACCATTATCCCGATTACAGCAAAAAGGTAAATATAATCACGCACCATCATAATCCGGCTCCTTTTCTTCCTGTCGCCTTAAGATGCCATCGAGCGCCCCAAGATCACTAACGATGTTTTCGCAAAGCTCTTCGGCTTCGGGCTTATCATTATCTTTCTGAAATTGCTCGATGTCCCAGATAAAATCTTCGATGATTCCACGAAAATCAGAGTTTGTCATTTTGGATACTCCTTCCATTCGCGGCCATCGAGCAGACGACCGGCGACTTTCTTGCCAACTTTGCAAACGGTTGTATCGGGATCGAAATTATACCACAGTTTTCCTTTGATACTCGGCACGTTCACCAGAAGATTATGTAATGGTAGCCAGTCTCCCCATTGCTTAAAGAAAAACGGCACACCTGCCGCGACGCACTGGTCACGAAGCGACCGCACCCAATCGGGATGACAGGGACGGGCATTAGGGCCTGATTCACCGCCGCAGATGACCCAATCAAGCCTCGATGGCTTCCTCTTCGGATCATCAACCCATTCAGGCTGTAAATAATCTGTTATGTCAATCTCCCCGAGCATCGGCTCGACACTCACCCCGAGCACCGGCCATTTGCCATATTTTCTGAGTTCAAGCAGTTCCGGAATGCGCTTGTCGGCCATTTCCTGATTTTCGACTGTGGCTAAGAACCATATATACGGAGAAGAATCACCGAAACCATAATAACGACCGTTATATTCATATAAAACATTAACTAATCTTTCGGAATGTTTAGTAACTATTATAAAAGTATGACATGCACAACTATTCATTATTCTTAGTGTTTCATATCGCGCTGAATCAGCCCCTGGATGAAAGAAATCACTCAGCGAACACACCATAATCCTCTTTGGCTCTTTCCATTTCAACGGAGCATAGAATGTTTCATCTTTAGCTCGCCGTACTTCGCCAGGTTTCAATCCAAGCAATCGCCAGTTCCGCTTGGCGTAGCAATTCCGGCAACCCTCAGAAACCGGCGTGCAACCATACCAGGGATTCCAGGTTGCATCCGTCCATTCTATTTTCGTTATTTTACCCATCATTCCCTTCTTTCGTAAAGTGCCCCTTAAACCGATTATCTTTCTTTACCCGTAACTTTGTACCACCAACACAGAGATAATACACCTTGCCAGTCTGGCGAAGCGTAGTGTTATTTTACACGCC